AATGACATACTTGTGTTAAGTATGATTGACCTACCAGATAATAATTTTTCATTGTTATTATTTAATAAAAGTCTAGATCCATTTGCATCTAAAGCTATTAATTCGTTAACAAGAGATCCATTTGATAGTATATTAGAGTTCAACCAACCAAGTGTTTTCTGCACAGGAGGATGATCTAATCTTATTCCAGGTAGCTTTACAACAGCAGCCGTACTTATTAGTTGCTCAACTGCATACGTCATCTTACCAATAAAGGTAATCTTATGTTCACCGAAGAATCTATAACCAACTGGGTGAGTAAGATTCTTAACTACATTATGCCATCTAGCAGGAGGTAGATCACTCTGAATAGTATAAGCATAATCGTGAGTTTTTTCACCTGTAAGTCTAGCATCAGAATCGTTTAGACTACCATTAACCTTAGAGTTACTTAACTTTACTAATGTACCACTAGTAGAAACACTTGATGTAACATAATTAGTTACTGATATATTAGCTATAGTATTATAAGTTGTATTTTTTAATTTAGTAGCTAATGTTGAATCGAAAACTGTTTCTGGTAGAATAGTAACTATTGATCTTTCTACATCAATATCTTTTACTACACCATATCCAAGAACAGTATTTGATGCATTAAGTAGAGCAACTCTAGTACCTATAGGATTAATGTTAATTCCTGAGGTATTAATAATTACTCTTAAAAGAGTTATAACATCATAAGTAGTAGCATTATAATGGTTTGATATATTAGAAGTAATTACTTCACCAATATTTGAACCATAAAATACTATACTAGGTTTTGTATATACAGTATTTGTTGTACCAAATGTATCAGCTAATTGTGGGTAAGTAAATTCAAACCCAGGATTAATAATTTTTACTTCTGTAATTACTGTAGAAGACACTGCTGTTACTATTGCATTAAATGTACTTCCAGTGATTTTAATTGTATCACCTACAGTAAATCCTGTACCGCCATCTTTAATGACATAACGATCCAAACCAGATTGTTTAACTCTTGTTACTTTACCTAATAGTTGTCCATTAACATAAATTGGATCACCGACCTTATTAAATCTAGTACCAATATTAAGTTTAGTAACAATAGGTTTAACTGTACATTCAAACTTTTTGCTAATCTTATAAAGAACACCATAGTTAGAATTAGGCTCTAACTTAATTAATCTATTACTATAGACTTCGTAAACATCAACTGGTTTATAAGATGGCAATTTAAACAGAGTAATAGAACCATCTATAATGTTAGTTATAGTTTCATTACTGACACCAAGCGCATTAGTTGTAATAAAATCGAAATCATACTGTGGATTATCGCAGATAATGATTGATTCTACTCCTGAACCAACTAATAAATCACTATAATTATGTTCACCGTAATAAACACCAACCTTAGTATAGAGTCCATCGGTACCAAGTACTCTATATGAGTCAATATAACACCAACGTGTAACATTCTTAGATGTTGCATTATACTGTTGAATCTTTACAGGTCTGTCTTTATTATCTAGGATTATTTGTAATTCTGGAAAATCTACAGTCTTTACATAGATAATAGATTCGTTATTACTTTGAATACTTGTTGCATTAGTACGTAAAACATAATCTCTTGCATACTTAACAACAGTTTCTCTTTGACCAAACTCTGGTGGTTCAAAGAAACTATTAAACAAGAATTCAATAGATTGAATGGATCCCTTAGAAATCAAGAAACTCTTTAGGTTCTTAGTAAGGGTTGTTATATCTAAATCACCATCTGTTGGTACATTAGGTAATAATGCAATAATGTTATTTACATTATGTTGTACGAACTCAGAATCGTGTAACTCTGGATTATCGTCTAGGTCTCTGTACTTAAGTAGATTTGTAAAAAACTCTAATGGTCCTCTAGTCTCCCCAGTTTCTGGGTTACTAGATTTCATCATCCAATCATAGTATGCTTCGAAAAACAATACTAATTTATGATCGGTTACATCTTGTAAGTAATTAGGAAATAATGACTTAATTACTGTAGATATTTCGTTTTTATTCATAAGTCAATTTTACTGTTATTTTAGGTGACCTAAAGATTGTATTTTTCTTAGCAAAAATATCTAGATTTTCTGGTTGTGCAATAATTGTAATATCATCTACGGAAACTATATTAATAGGACCAAAAGAATATTCACCAGAAGAGTAATTTACTGAACCGATAATTTTAGAGAAAGAAGTCTTGTCTGCACTATACATTACAAGATTACCTTTTCTGTCATCCTCAATGTGTAAAGCACCATTAAATTCATCAGTTAAAAATTCTGTACTTAGAATGGTAGGATTAACTGATGTTGTATTAATAGAGTTAACAAAGCTAAAAGAGAAACTCTTTCTGGAGAATAAATCAGCACCAATAGTCTTAAAGAGTGTAATTTTAGCTAGATTGCTTGTAATGGAAGAATCTACATTACTAATTGTTGCTAATAGGGAAGAATACTTTAATTCTCCATCAAATACGTTGAATGTATTTTGTAAATACCTATTAACTGCATTCTCAATAGCACTAGTTAGAGTGATATAATCGATCTGTGTTGTCTTATTAACATTTGCTGTAACATCAATGGCCAAATCATTATAATCAGGAAGTGTAAATTTGACATTAGACCCTTCAACTGATTTATTCTTTAACAGTTGAGTAATAGTACTCTTTTGTGTAGCCGTCAATTCAGGGTCAGCACATACAACGACTGTACCGTACTTAGGTGGAGTTTCATCCTCGCCACCCCAAACATTAAGGCCATTAAGTTGAATACCTGAAGTCTGAATAAGTGCTTTATAATCCAAGTGAGTTACAGCACGATTCTGTACACCATAATAGTTAACCGCATTCATCTTGATGGTTTCAGTATCCTCACGTTCAGCACCAGACTGTGCTTTGAATACTGTTTGTACTACGGTTGTTGCATCATTGGCATAAGAGAATGTGTCAATACCGTTTGGTGTGGATCCTGTTGTTACTAAGTATGTAATAGTAATAGTCTGATCCAAATCAGGAGATTTTCCTAGTACACCATCACCGAAATAAATCTGATAGTAACCATCGAAACCTTCTTGGACAAAGAATACCTTATCCTGATTAGTTAAGTTAATATAATTGTCGACAGGACTATAGGTATTACTTTCATCTTTTACAGATACTGTTGTAATATCGATATCCAAATTAGGAATAGTTAGAATCTGACCTTTGCTAGAATATGTAAAGGTATTGCTAATAATAGCACCTTCATATAAAACTACATTGTCAAACTTCATTTTACCTGCGGCATCTAGTGTGCCAATATGAGGAGAAAGTGTAACAAAAGAATAAGCATTATTATCTAGAATACCATTAAACACAGTACCGATATTCATCTTTGGGTCTTGTGTATTTGAATAAACTGTAACAACTGCTTTAGCTGCAGCCTTTGATTTTGGAATATATCCTAATTCTTTTGCTCTAGAAACAACACTTGATCGCTTAACCGCTGTTTCCAAATACATTTCATTAGCAACAAAGTTAGCCATTAATGCTTGATAATGACTATTATATGCTAGCATTTCAATGATAACATTTAAACCAGAAGATTCAAAGTTATAATCCTTGAATGTATCTTGGCTTTTAAGGTATTTGACTAGACTTGTTTTAATACTGTCGTAATCTAAATCAGTAACATTTAATTTATTTGTTATCATCTAACTCTCTCCAAGGTAAAGTTTACCTTTTGACTTTCTGCTATTCCTATTACATGAAAATATACAGTAATGTCCAAGCCATTATCTGTTTGTAAAAAATCTAAATCATCTAATACTAACCTAGGATCATAATTAATAAATTGCTCAGTTATTTTCCTCATGACAATAGGCTTCATTGTGGCATCATTCTGTTCAAATAACAGTTTTCTGATACCAAGTCCGAAGTAAGGATCAAATGGCTTTTCAAATTGTTCTGTAAAGAAAATACGACGAATAGCCTGTCTAGCAGACTCTAAGTCATTTTTCTTTAATACATCTTTAGTGATTGGATGGATACCAAAACTAAGATCAATGTCGGTGTATGTAGGCATTAGTTATTTAATCAATTTGCAAAAACATTTGGGGATCCTTCTGCAATCTTGTCTCCACAGTCAAGGGCGTCACCGATCCGTGCTACGGCTTTACCGTTAGCAAAAACATTAGGTGAACCTTCAGCAGTCTTAGAAGCATGACTACTATTTCCACAAGTATGAGTGGGCCATGCGTGACCAACTAAGTGCACACCCTTACCATTGATAAAGACGTTTGACGATGCTTCTATGTTTTTCCTAGATTCAAAACAATGTCCCTGACTGACATCATCTAATCTACACACAGCAGGCATTATACTCTCCCAGAAGCAATAGCTTGTTTGGTTAAGGTTGTCTTAGCCAATGCATTAGTAAATGCCAATGACCCAAGTTGCCAATTATAAGTAGCATGTATCTGCAATAGTACTGAACCAGATGTGCCAATAGTAGGATTACCACTTGGATACTCTAATGTGTAATTTACTTGATAGTACACATCTTTTACATTTACTGGTGGTGGTGAATACTTATAGAGTGTGTATGCATCATCAGGAATCTTAGAGGAATTTCTAACCATCTGCTTCTCGTGGTTACTATCTAAGTAATGAAAAGATACATCAAAGACTCCCTCAAGTATCCCTGCAAGAGTAAATGAAGCACCAGAAATAGTAAAATCGATTGGTGGTGCATCCCCTGTAGGAACAACTGAAGTGACAGTAGGTGTTGGATAAACAGCACCTTCTTCATCAGTCAATTCTGATTCTATAGTAACAGTAACAGTCTCGGAGAGTAATTCTCCTTCAACTTTATTGATTATTGTTGGTGTCAAAGTAGCAAACATATTATTCTCTCAAAATTAGACCGTTACCGATACTCTTGTGATTATTGAATGTCATTAGTCTTGTAGAGTCAGTTCTTCTACCGGCTGGATTATATGATAGGTGGATCCATACTGAACCCTTGTCAGTATATTCAAGTAACATCTGATCGAATGGAACCAAGTCCTTAATCTCTTGAGCTAATTCATAGAACTTCTTACGGTCACCTGGTTTACCTCTAACTGCAGAGAAGGAGATATCTGCTGCCATGCCCTTTTCATGCTGTGAAATCTTACCAGAACTAGCATGTGATATATTACCACCAGCAGGTCTAAATCCACTATTGACTTTAAATCCTAGTGCACCATACTTAGCTTTTAATGGCTCTAGAATATTCAAACATAATTGCTTTAGATTACATGCTAATTCTTTGTCTGAAATACCATGCTGACCTTTACCGACTGGGAATGGACCATCTTTACATAGGTCTTTGATCTTATAGCTACCAGATAGCTGTGTATTTTCATCTACTGAAACGAAGTCACATGTAGTAGAAACTGTTGGTGTATCTGCTGGTGGAGTTTCATTAGAAGGTGCTGGAGTTTGTGTCATTGGTGGAGTCTCCGTATGTTTAGCTGTTGCCTCGCCTTGTGGTGTATTTTCCAAAATCATTGCTTCACGATCATCTCTGGATACTATTTCTGGTAATGTAATAGTAGGAGCATAAGTTGGTGCAGGAGTTGTAGCTACAGAGGATCCATCATTCATGTGGATTTCTGAACCATCCAGCGCAATATTACCACCAGATTTAACACTCATGGAAGCACATTCAATGTTATAAGCACCACCAACCTTTTGATTTAGGTTACCTGCAACATCAACATATCCATTACCACTTACCTTAACTGATGCATCACCAGAAACATCAATATTACACTGTCCTACAACATTGATAGATAAATCACCATATACAGTTAAGTGACCCGATCCGCCAATGTAGAATAATCCATCTTGCTCAATAATCTGAATGTGTGTACCGACAGTCTTAGCAACCAATGAGCCGTCAGGATACATTTCAAAGAAAGTACCGGTAGTATGATGTAAGTTAATTCTTTCTGCTTCTGGTGTATCATCAAATTCTAATACATGACCTGATTCAGAAGAATATACATGGTTGAATGGATACTTAGCACCGTAAGCAGATGGCGGCTGATCCCACATAACATTATTGCCGGCAATAGGTATACCGGTTGTCATATCTGCTTCTTTTTCACCAATAATGGTTCTGCTTAGTCTTTGTGACCTAGAGAGTCTAGGTGTATCTTGTTCACCTAAGAAATCCTTTAGTGGATACTTACCATTTGGATCAGCGAATCCCTTTGCTGCAGCTTCTGCCTGAGCAACAGCTTTCTTTTGTGCTACCGGTGCTTTAGATACATCATATTTTGTATTATCTTTTGCATTAGCAGTAGGTGAACCTTTATCGATTGCAGTCTCGTAGATATTTTCTTTTGTTGGTGGTTCGTTGGTTTTATGACCACAAACTGCTGCATATACTAGAGAGTAATATGCCATGTTTGTTGTGCCAAAACCGTCTGCAGTAGTCTGACCTGCTAAGAACTTCTTAATAGATCCAGATCCCTGATTGTGAGCAACTGCCAATAGTCCTGCTAACTTCTCTGGAATCTCTTTACCGTTGAATTGACAAGCAATGTAATTTCTCTTGATGTATTTGTCCATTATAATTTCTTGAGCAGTAGTATTACTCAAGAATGAACTCTTACTGGAAATACCATCCTTGCCTGTCCATATATCTGGTAAGTCCCATGTGGTTGCTTTACCAGTATATGTTTTATAAGTACCTCTTTTGATGTATCCTAAATCCTCAAGTGGTGCTATGCCAAATTGATATTTTCCACAATATGCACCACCAGAACCACCAACTGCACCATAGTTACCACCAGATTCTTTCTTACCTATGGCTTCCTTCATCTTGTCGTATTGTTCTTTTGTCAATGAACCAAGATATTTCTCACCCGTGGTTTCAGTAGCAGTGGTAGGTTGTTCAGTAGGGGTGCTAGTACTTTCTGTGCTTGTATCAGCTGCAGCCTGATCACTGATTGCTAATTGATCTTCTGCTGGGGAGAATGAATCTACATCATCAACATTTGAAATCCCTGGAACCCCAGCAATAGTTCCTAACATCATAGGAATCTGACCATGTTCATCTAGGAACTGAATGATTACAGTTGTTCCTTCGATTGGACCTACAGGTGCATGACCAATACCACTATTAGCAGCACTAGTGATTGGTTGCATTGGCACAGCCCATGGGAGTGATGCTGATGGTAGAGCAGTTTTATTATCAGTATGGATACCAACAACTCTAACCTTACATCTACCTAACATTAGAGGATCTCGCCGGTCCTCTACAACACCAACATAATATCTAGTATTCAATGCACTCATTGTTTGTCCTTATTCAACTCAATCTTACTTCCATATGATTCTTTATATAATTGCATAACCATTTCATGGGAACTAGATGTAATACGATGTTGTATGGCAGATATTAAGTATTTTCCACTTAAGTATGGATCTAATGACTTTAGATCAGTATCGTCTTTAGTTTCATACTTAATCATGTTAACATTAACTACTTGTCCTACTTTAATGTCTGATCTACCATTAACAACAATATCCAATCTAAACATTGTACTAGCACCTAAAATACCTGGTCTATTAGCTAAAATAAATGCAGCCTTATCTTCTTTACTTGAAGCATGTCTATATGGATATGTTATTTTATAATCAATAACTCCGGTATGATTTCTTGTATTTTCATACTGCATAGGATAAGTTTCTAAGTGACTTACCTTATCAAAGTTATCAAAATAACTATATGTATTTTTCTTTAAGTTTCTACGTAATAGATCGTATTCATAAACTTTAGATTTATATATGCCGTCCATTACTCTCTGAATAAAATCAGCATGTACATCAACATACATCTTTTTAATGGCTGAATATTCAGCATTTAAATCTCTTGTACTACCTAATTCAGATTCTTCTCGTTTAGGGTCTGCCCTATTATAATTAAATTCTGCAACAGGTGCTTGACTATAAAGAGTATTCAAAGAAACAAAATTAAATTGTTCTGTATCTTCATAAAAGAGATAGGATGGCATTGGATTCTTTTGATTATCCAAAGACATACTTGTTGCATAATTAATGGCTTTAAATGGACTCCAGAAATTACTTACAAACGAAATACTATTACTTGGCTCATAAACTACTAAAGGTTTATCATGTCCAGTGAAGTTATCTCTGAATATATCCCTAATGATTCTATCTGCTTTACCAGAATATGCTTGACTTATTTTATATCCAATATCTCTTGAAGCTTCTATGGACATAAAATGTAAATGGTAACTCTCAAACTTATCTGCAGATACTACATCTGATATTTTACAAACATAAAATAACTGTTTTATAATTTTATCAGGATTAAATGGTGAGGAATATTCTAGATATAATAGTTCCTCTCCCATCATAGGTAATTTAGATTTTAAACTAAAACCATCCGATAAGTAAATGGATCCAGACATAATATGGGAGAAAATATCCTCATATAAGTCTATTTCCAACATTAATGCTAAAATATTAGTTTTACTTTTTAAATCAGCAGTCATTAACTCTAGAGCATGGATTCGTATCTCACCTGCTCTGCTAACACCCGGTTCACTCACTTAATTAGCTCCGATTTAAATCTAGCAACAAAATCACCAATATATTCTGGTTTAATTAACTTAATAAAGCGCTTATTTTCATTTAAATCTGTTTCATGCTCATAGTTACTTACTGGAATAACAGTTAATTGATTAGATGAAGTAACACCATATTCCAACTTTAATTTATTGTATAATGCAGTATTAACATTAATCATACTAGCAACATTAACACCCAACTCACTTATTGTTAATGACTTTGGAGCATCAACTATAAATCCATGAGGATTAGTTTCCCAGTGATGTACTTTATATAAATCTTCCTCTGCATATTTACTTCTAACATATTGTTCAAAGGACAATTCATCCATATACCATTCTGAGTAAGGATTAACTATTCCATTAATGTATAAAATAGTCCAATGTAATTCTGGATTTTTATACATATTAAAAGCTATAGTTTCTGGTCTTTCTCCACTCTTAACATGATAGTCATTACACATAATCCTCTTTTCGGATTCTGTAATCTTCATGTTAACACGAGTCATTAAATCTTGTACTTTATCTACAAGACTTGAGTTATCAAAAGAGAAGTCGTATTTTAAATTGTTAAAATGACCAAAGTACATTAGAAACCTCTTTCTACCATATCAGCAACCATTGGTTCTGTTTCTTTAAGAGTCAAAGTAATTACTGTTGCTTGTGGAATACCTGTACCATCATACGCAATGAATTGTCCAAGTGGAGTATAGTTAACACTAAAATTAGTAATTACACAAGTAGCAATTTTAGAAATGTTTTCATTTTCTTTGTCTTTGTATCTAAACTCAATATCTACTTCAGCAGGCAATACCAAGAAGGATTTATTACCATCTGTAGGTAGACTTGGGTGCATATGATACTTAAATTCTTTTACGATATTTGCAATGTTATCTGCTTCAGGTTGATTTCTAGGAATCATAACATAAGTAAATTGATATTCCCTAAATCCAATTTCCTCAAACATTTGTTCACGTCTATTATTGAAAGCTAGACCTGACATGTTACGTAGAACTCTACTCATATCCTGTGATGCATTAGAAATTGAGGAATCCCTTGTTATAGCAGATGCAATACCACCAACTGTTGTTACAGCAGCCCCCATGGAATTCTGGACCATAGCTTTACCTGCTGTCACTCCTGCTTCTTTATATTGGCCTGCAAAAAGATCATCCATAACAGCACCAACTAGAGGTGGTAGATTATAATCATTGTATGCAGCATTGTGTGAAAAATTCAAATCCTTTGGCATGTATAGTGCAATTGCCTTCTTTAGTCTTTTTCTGCTAGATGAAAAAGTTTTCTTAACTGCATCTAGAGTTTCACCTGTAGTATTCTGCACACCCTTTGTTATCTTATCTACTACACTGTCATTTGCATTAATTACTTTTGGCTCATAACTAGATTCAGGTCTAGCCATGTTATTACCAGATACTCCTTGTTGAGCTGATCTTCTTGTATCGATCTCTTTTACATTATTACTATCTTGTGCTAGTTTTGACTTACTATTGACATTGAAATAAAATATTACGAAGTGTGGATATCTATCTGTTCCTAATAAAGTAGCTGGATAACTTAGTGTAGATGTATTATACTCTGAAAATAGAGCAGAAGCATCTTTTTCTTCTTTTACTTCAGTGTTACTTATTAGAGTAGATTTTTGATTATCTGTACTGTTTCTAATAGTAGAAACTGAACTTTGTAGATTGACTCCCTGAGGTACTACGTTACCAATAACATCCCCTGCTGATGTTTTCAACATTCCTAATTTATCTGAGGAAATGACACTGGAGAATGAGGAAACAGTATTCTTTGGAATAGAGTTCAACATATTCTCGTAACTTGCAGGAGAAACAATATTCTTTAGTTCTGCAGGGTCAAATTTGTTTAAATCTGCTAGTGATATCATGGTCTTTGATTAAATATGTAATTACAATAATCTATATTTAATCACTGATGCCAAAGTACATTCAAGGAAAATTTACACCAAAGAATCCACAGAAGTATGTTGGCGATGTAAAAAATATAGTATACAGATCTAGCTGGGAACGCAAGTTGTTAGAGTTCCTAGACAACACACCATCCATACTTTATTATGGTTCAGAAGAAGTAGTTATTCCTTACATTAGTCCTTTGGATGATAAACCACATAGGTATTTTACTGACTTTGTTGTGCAGTATAGGACTAAATCCGGTGCTATCAAAAAAGCAATAGTTGAGGTAAAACCAGAAGCACAGACACAACAACCAGTACAGAAAAATCAAAACAAGAAAAGGTATCTTACAGAGGTTAGTACGTACTTGGTAAATTCTGCAAAATGGAATGCAGCAAAAGCATGGTGTGATAAAAATGGGTTTGATTTTCTTATATTGACAGAGAAACATTTAGGTATTAAAAAATGAGTGAGCAACCAAGAAAAATTAGTGATTTATATTCCAAGATATCGAATGATCCAAAGTACAATCCGAAAAATTCTTGGAAATGGTTTGATGACCAAGTTAAATCACTCTTTAATCAATCCTCAGCTAGCATGTACGATGTGTTGGGCCAAGATTTAAAAAGACAATCAAATTCAGTAGATATAGGTTCTATGTACTTCTTTACATATGATCCTATAGGAAAAGATACACTGCCTTATTATGATAACTTCCCACTAATATTCCCAATTTCAAGTTCTGGTAAGTACTTTACAGGAATCAATCTACACTACTTAGAGCCTAAGATGCGGTTCGAGTTATTAAATAAGTTGATGGAAATTTCAGGTAGTCCAGCAACAGATAGTAAGACAAAATTAAAGTTAAATTGGAAGTTATTGAATAATGCAGCTAAGTTCCCAGGGATTATGCATTGTGTAAAGAAATACCACATAGGTCATGTAAAGAGTAGATTTATGTGTGTTGATCCTAATAATTGGGTAATGGCTGTAATGTTACCTTGTGAAAAATTCAAGGGTGCAAGTACTTCAGAAATTTGGAAAATAGGTAGGGGTTGAAAATGAGTTTGGGAAAATTTTTAAATGAATTACAAAGTCCGAGACATAAGTTTCAATTAGCTAAGCCTTTCCTTTTTGAGGTAATCATCACCAAGCTAAATGAACCTATGTTTTCTTTGTTATGTCACAATGTTAACATACCGGGGATTTCAGTATTATCTGCACCTAGTAAGATTTATGGTACATCATTCGAGGTACCATACGAATTAGCATACGAACCAATGGATCTTACTTGTTACATGGACAAGAACTTTAGATTGCAGAAATCAATCTCTAGTCTATTACAGTTTAACAAGACAAATTTTAGTCCTGTATTTTATGATAACTATATTATTGAGGACATTTCCATCGTAATGTTTGATATTGACAATCAGTCAATAGTTGCAACATATCGATTCAAAAATTGTGTACTCAAGGGGCAATACTCAATGAACCTTGATTGGTCCGCAAAGAATCAAGTACAAGCTCTTAGATTGTCTTTTACTTATGAGTATTACACAGTAGAACATACAGACAATACTGTTACACCTCCTTTACCAGATCCAAGTAAGTTAATGAATGCTTATTCTGGATTAGATAATACTTGTGTTGCACCATTAAACTGGGATACCGTTCAACAAGTGGATCCAGCAGCAGCATCTAAGTTTACTCTAGCCAAAGATAAATTGACTGGTATGGTTTCTTCTATTAAAAATGTTATTCCTAAGTTACCACTACAAGGGCAGCTTAGTTCACTTAAATCATTATTCTAAAGGTATATTATGAAAATTGTAATGAATGTTCCTTCCTATGAAACAGTTTTACCAATATCAGGAACTAAAGTTAAATTCAGACCGTTTGTTGTAAAAGAGGAAAAAGTACTATTGCTTGCTCTAGAAGAAGGTCAGACAGCTTCAATTTTGAATGTTATATTTGAACTTATCTCAGCATGCACAGATGGTACAGTTAATCCTGATAAATTATGCCAGGTTGATGTTGAATGGTTATTCTTAAAGATTCGTAACAAGTCAATGGGCGAAGGTCTAGAAGTAACTCATGAATGTGGTTGCGGCAAGGTCAATAATCTGATGCTTAACCTAGAGAATGTTGTAGTAGATCATGGTACAGCAATCGATCCATTAATCCAGTTAGATTCTCAGCTTTGGGTTAAGATGAAACAACCAAAGATTACTCTAAGTAACTCTCTGAATGTAGAATCTGAGGACTTAGTATTTGATGTTATTTCTGCATGTATGGAACAGATTATTTCTGGTGAGGATGTATTTGATGTTGCCGAACAAAGCAAAGAAGATGTAAAGTATTTCCTAGAAAATCTAACACAGATCCAGATTGACAAGATTGACGTATTCTTCACCTGTCTACCAAAATTAGTATATAAAGTAACTTCTTCATGTCCTGCATGTGGTGCTTCTAACGAAGTAAAACTAGAGGGCTTAGAAAATTTTTTCGTATAACCCTTTCCCAAGAAACCCTCTACGATTACTATAAGATTAACTTTATTCTTATGCAAGACCATAAGTATTCTTTAGCAGAACTAGAGGGAATGATTCCATGGGAGAGGGAAGTATATGTCGGAATGTTAATTAAGAAACTACAAAAAGATGCAGAACAACAAGCCAACAACTTCGAATCCTAATTCATCTAAGGACAATGACAATTCTACTCCTAGGATAGAACCTGGTCCTAAATTAGCTTTGGATGCTCCACAGAAACCAGTTGGGTTTGATTCGATTGTACAACCTGTTAACAAGATTCAACCGGATAAACCAACAGCAGTGGAAATTACTCCACCTGCAAATAAGTATAAACAGGTCGATAAAAACAATAGTCTAAATTATAGACCTATTGAAAACCAAAATGTTAAACATGAATCTGGTGATATTTCTGCAGAATTAATGGCTGCAGAAATATCTGTGCTAGAGTTTAAAAAGTTATCAGAGGAAACTATTGCTAAGATTAAAGCAGAGACAGATAAACACATTGCTGCTTTAAAGAAGCCAAACTACAATCAAAAAGCCACAATTAGTAAATTAAGTACGTATGCTAAGAATGTAGAAGAAATTGTAAAGTCTGATCCTAAAGTTGCTGATGCAATCGAAAAGAAGGGTCTACGTGATGTAGTAGAAAAGAAGGATACGAAGCAAGATTGGTCTAAGGTTGTTGATAGGTTAGATAAAATCTATGCATGGCTTAAGGGTAAAAAGAAAGTAGAAAGTAAACCAGAAGTACATTCTGAGTTAACAAAATCTTTGATGGCACTCGTTGATCGTGCTGAAAAGCCACAAGTTAAACCAGAACAGCCTCAACCTCAACAATCTAATCCTACAGGTGCAGATTCACCTGGTACTAATGAGGATAAAGTAGAAGGTCGTCGTAAGGGTGACGACATGATTAATCTACTTAAAAAGATTGAGGAAAATACTCGCAAATCTGGTGAAGCTGGTAAAAAAGGTAAACCAGAAGTAGAAGACAAAGCCGATGATAAAAAGACAGATTGGATGAATTTAATATCTTCTGCTCTGCCAGGTGGGTTTAAAGCAATTTTTAATGGTGGTAGATTGTTGGCACAAACTGGCGCTGCTCGTATGGCTGGTAGAGGATTATCAACTGTTGCACGTGGTGCTGGTTCTGTTGTAAAGGGAACAGGTTCAGTGACAGCTAAAGGAGTTGCTCCTGCTGCTTCTGGCATTGGAAAATTAGCAACAAACATAGGATCCTATACAAAGCAAGGATTATCTGCTAGATACGACAAATCAGGTAAACTTAGAAATGCAAAGGGACAGTTTGTAAAACCTACTCTTCTAGGAAAAACTGCTGCAAAGACTAGGGAGTTTGCAGTTAAGTTAGGATCAATGTTTAAGGGTTCTGCTGAAAAGACAGGCACAAAGGTGGCAGGTACTGCAGCTAAGGGAGTTGCGGCAAAGAGTGCAGCCAATGTTGCAGGAAAGGCAGTTGGTAAATCTCTACTTAAAAAGATCCCTGTTATTGGATTACTTGCAGGTGGTGCATTTGCTGCATCTAGAGCAATGTCAGGAGACTGGTCCGGCGCAGGTATGGAATTAGCATCAGGGGCTGCCAGTACAATCCCGGGTGTAGGAACAGCAGCAAGTATAGGTATTGATGCTGCTCTAGCAGCTAAAGATGCTGGTATGTTTGATAGTAAACCAAATGACACAGCAAATAAACTTGATACTGTAAATCAATTAGGTGGTCAGGCTAATGCTCTAGAACATGCTAAGGAAGAAGCAGATAAATCTACATTAAAGAACTCTGAAAATAATACACAGAGTGTCAATAATAACAATAAATCTACTACCTCTGTAACAAATAATACTACAAATACTCTTCGTATACATCCTAGAAATACTGACTCTAGTGTTCAAAGATATTTCGGTGCAAGAACTGTTATTGCATGATCTGCTAATAACAGAAAGTTGCACAAATAAAAAGGACCTTTCGGTCCTTTTGTTATTCCTAAAACCATAAAAAGATAAATAATTATGCCAATCACGGTGTACCACCACCTATTGGCTCTAGACATTTCAACAATCATCAAGGAGACAATTATGTCCAGCACAAATATTTATTCAAATATTAATCCATATGTTTATAAGTTAGTACACAAAGTAACTGGCCAATTTTATTTTGGATCCAGATATACTTCACACATGGATAAATCCCCAGACTTAGATTTACCAATTTATCAGACTTCTTCAGAAATAGTAAAGTCAATAGGCTTTGAAAATTTTGACTATATGATTGTTGCAGAGTTTCCTATAGGAAATTGGAAAGAAAGATCGATTGCTGCATATAGAGTAGAACAAGAGTTGATTAAAGAGTGTTGGGGAAATGAAAACCTATTAAACAGACGTTATTATGATGGACTCAATAGCTATGTCGATAATAGAGGAAAAGTAACTGTAATAGATAAAAATGGTAATAGGTATCACGTCGATAAAGAAGTTTATGATTCAGATGGTACTTTGAAGTCAATAAATGCAGGTTTAGTGTTAGTGTATGATAAGCATGGAAATAAAATAAAAGTAACTCAAGATGAATATTGTTCCTCAGAGTATACTCATGTTAATTCTAACATATTGACTGCAATCGACTTAGATGGAAATCAAGTACAAATTACTCCTCAAGAATATAAAGAAAATCGACACAAATATAAAGGAACTCCTAGTACCGGGCAAGTAACAGTAAAAGATTCAAACGGTAATATATTCAATGTATCAGTAGAGGATCCTAGATACGTTTCTGGTGAATTAAAACATATACAAAGCGGAAAACAAAAGTCAGAAGCATGCAGACAAAAAATTAGGGATACTATTACAAATATCCCTAAAGTTTGGTGTGAAACTTGTCAGAAGTTAGTACATCCTAATTCCCTAACAAGACACAATCGAAGTATTAATCATCTTCAGCTGCTAATTTCTTAAAGTACGACAATGCGTCGTCATCTTCCTCATCTTCTACTTTTGGAGAAGGTTTAGAGGATTTTTGCTTAGATACCTGAGCAGCAATAAAAGCACTGTCATCATCTTCCTCTGATTCTTGTACCTTTGGTTTAGAGGAAGATGTACCATTTACTGAATCGAACTTTTTCTTGAGTTCATCGTAGGATTTAAATTTACTTGGTGCGGTAAATGTATCCAAATCAACACACTTAGTCAAAAGTTCATCAATGTCCAAATCAAGTTCAGACTGGGATGCAAATTCAGATTTGTCATAGTTTGCAAACTGATCTACCTGGCGAATCTTCAACTTGAAGTCTGCACCTTCCCATGGATCAAATGGGTTTAGTGGTTGCTCATCTTCAAACTGTGGCTTGATCTTATCAACGATCTTGTCAAAAATCTTTTGACCGAACTTGAATAGGAAAACCTTACCTTCATTCTCTGGATGCTTTTGGTCTTGTAGAACTACGATGTTAGCAACATAAGAAGTCTTGCGCTTACGTTTACGGGCAATTTCCTTGTCAGAATCGATACCTGAAGACCAGAGAGTACCGTTTGCCTCACAGACTGGACATTGATCACCAATGGTTGTTGGGCAATTCTCAATCATCCACTTACCACCAGGACCTTGGAAGCCGTGGTTGTGCATCTTAATGAATGGTGCACCGTCTTGGTTACCAGATGGTAGGAATCGGATGGTTGCAAATGCATTACCAGCCTTATCACGTTCAGGATACCAATAACCTTCCTTGTCATCCTTCTGGAAACCACCTGCAGTTGTCTTTTCCACTGCAGCCAATAGATTACTAAATGCGCTTTTACGATTCATGTTTATTTTCCTTTAAATGTATATTTTGTGATTCATTGATTATAGCTTCACTTTGTACTTCATAATTATCATTGCTATTTAGTGTCGCCTCAGCGGCGGTTGATGTCTGATGGGTGCCATAAACAGCACCCAACAAGCATATGATAAACAAAACTCTCATGTTAATCCAATTTAGTTTACTTGATTAACCGAGGATCGATCAGGTCTGCATACTCAAAATCATCATCAAAGTCGATTGTATGTACGTCTCCTTCAATGTGTCGAGAATGGCCACGATGCCCTGCCGCCTTACGGGTGTTTTGTTTTTCGTCATCGAAGTAAGATGACTGAAATTTGTGACCAGATTTACCGTTCTTGTTACGATTACCACGTACTTCTTGCTTGGATAAAAAATCCATTACTGAAAAATCTCCTTGAAACTATTAGCTAAATCCTTCATGTTAAAACGATGTGTAACAAAAGGACTATACTTCTTCATAAGTGTTACTTCTCTTTGTACTAGTGGATCTAGACTTTCTGTGTATTGATCCAGCATAGTAAACCATTTGTCAATAACAATCACTGTTTCATAGGTTATCCTCTTTGTTAGACACAGTTGAATAATCGGTGCTGCTTTGCCACTGGGAGTCTTTGTAATAATAGACTTGAAATTTTTTACTTTCCCATCTACTATGTATGATTTTAAGACTTCTAGGTCAGAAGTGAACACCGGGACAAAATCAAGATTGATACTGTTCCATATGTTTGTAGCATCGTGGAAATCAGATTCATATAACCAATGCTGTGAACCATACACGAAGTTAGCAACACATGTGGTGAAAGCTTGTTTGTCATTTTTTAGTCTTGCTCCAACTTTATCTAAGTGAATTTTGTATTTTGATTTTTCGTAATTATCCCAATTTACAGTCTTTGGTGCTTTACCATTATATGCAAAAAGGTCAAATTTAGAAGTGAAATGAATAAAAATGGGTTGGTAAATCTTATAAAACTTGAATCCATCCATTAACAATCTAACGATTCTTCCTTCTTTAGCAGCCCATCACACATAGCATCAGCATAAATCTTAGCTTTTAGGTTTGGACTAATAATAGGAACAATCTCCTCCGGGTCAATACTGTTATCGTGTAGATAGAGTAACATTGCTTCAAAGTAAGTCATCTTATGGACCTTAACAATGAATTCGATGTCCTCTTGGAGAGTCTTTGAATCTAGAAAAGATGTCACAGATTAATCTCCACTACTTGATCTTTATGTAGAGATGATAGAAGTACTAGATGTGCACGCTTGAAGTCTTGAGTTACTTCAATGTAAGTTTCACTATCAATGCTACGGATTACAGGGTCATCGACCAGTGCATAGAAAATAGCATCCGTCATAATGTTCTTGTAACGATTAAATTTAACTTTCATACTAAACGCTCCGCAAAGTATTTTAATACTGTAATTGTTTCTGCTTGGTTTCGCCAATAGGACATTTCTTCCTCTGTCTCCATCTCGTGAGTATCAATCCAATCAATAAGTTTCTTTTCTAGATTGGTATATCTCATTGTAAGACTATACTTAAATTCTGTCAAGAAATTATGTTCTTTACTATAACGATATTGAGTATTTGTAGAGTTGTAGAGCTCAAGACCGGTCTTAGTTTGGAGATTAATACTTGGAGTCATTTTATACACCTACGATATGTTCACGTACTGCACCGAAAGAATTGACTAGTTTACGAATTGTCTTTTCTTTCTCACTCATACTGGTAACTTCTTTGCTACCAATATAACCATTCCAACGTCCGGATGCTGGATTCTGCCAAACTGTATAGACTCCATCTGGTGCATTGATAGGAGATACTCGTTTAGCTTCTCGTTTGATAATGGCTGGTTTGATCTTTGGAATTACATTTTCTTCTGGTTTGACTTCTCGGATGATTTTTGGCATCTTGATTTCTTTGCTAGCAAAATCCGGATGCTCTGCAATGAACGAATCGATGTCAGCTTGAGTTGGTGCATTGAAAGTCTTACCAGTTACTTCTGTAATTACAGTCTTGTATAGCATGTATTTCCACATGTACTCTGAGGACAGTGGAGTGGGTTCAGAATCAACAATACCAAAGTCATTTTTGAGCATCAGAGCATAATTAACATTTGCTGGGATGGCTTTGATGAAGCTACACAAATCATTTTTACTACTGAATTTTGGGATCATAGCAATGTCGCAATAATTAAGATTAACTTACCCATAGAATAGTATGCAACAAAAAGCAAGAATGTAAATACAGAAGCACCGATTACTGCCATTCCAATGATTAGTGGAATGATGAAAGGTATCAAAATACAAATCAAGCAAATTGTTGCAAACGTTTTGAACATTTTAGTTCCGATTAACTCATTAGTTGAATGCCGCTGACCTGTTGTAGGTACATCTTACTTACCTCTTGAGTTGCTTCTACAGATGCAACAACGTGGTCTTGGTTAAGTTTAACTTCGGATTCTGGTGCCAACATAATGAATGGCATCAGACCTGGGCGACCATCATCTAGCAAACGCAATGTGCGCGGTCGCTTAACAACCCCACCCTCTAGTTCTTCGGCGATGAGTTCTTCACCATTAGACAGCTTGAAAAGTTTTACAGTCATTATTTCACCTTTGATTTGTTACGAACATGATTATCAGGATGTAGAATCCACTTCGTGCCGAGATAGGCTACTGCCTTGTCTCGTTTAGCCTTAAGCCCTGCACGAAGTGCTTCTTCATCCACATTACCTACAAAATTGATTTGTTGTGGTTTGGATTTAAAAACCTGTTTGATCAATTCAATCACAATTTTCTCCATTTCAGAAATTATGGTATCTCTTACCATGAGTACATTATATTAGAGTAATGATTTAATGTCAATCGATTTGTTCTACTTTTTGTAGAAATTATGTTTGCCGATCCTAGTGACAAACTTGTATTTCCATGGTTTAGCATGGATGTGTTTAAAGAATACAGCACCCTTTGCATAGTCTGGATAGTTTCCCTCTATCACATCTGAGACTAGCTGTTTTGTGGATGATATGTCGTATGTGAACTTTTTCTTTAAGTTCAAGCCTTTAAATTGCCCCGGTGCATTTACTACAGCACAAACATTATTCACATCGCCGCCTGCACGATTTAGAATAACTTGGGCAACCGCTACCTGACCTTCAATTGGTTCTCCTCTAGATTCATGAAGTACGGTCAGGGCTAGGCACAGTATAGCTGTTTCCAGCATCATGTGTCTCCCTTAGTTTTAAGAATGAATTAGTATTTATCCTTTTAAAAGGAATACTATCGAAAATGTCTAAAAATTCATCTTTATAATCAGATATTTGGGACAGACAAATGTCAGTTTTTGACACAAATGATATCTACCCATTACTTTAAATGCTTAACTTACACTATTTTGTAATAAGTATATGATTAGTAAAGACTAATTGTTGAAAATGTACCATCGTTATTTGAAAATCTGATCTTTTTGATGCCGGAGTTTTTGATTACTGGGTAGCAATCCTCACATGGATATGCAAGACCCGGAGTATCATCCTTAAAGAGTCGAACGATAGTGATCGTAGATCCTTTGAGTACAGAAGGACTATTTCTCCTCATTACATCCACAATTGCAGCTATTTCAGCATGCATTGATCCTGGGTAATGGGTAGATTTAACTTTAGATTGATAGCGATTGGTTTGGTTATACCCAAGTCCTAGAATATTATTTCCCTTGGAGATAACAGCACCTACTCGCTGTTTAAAATTTGCCTTCTTGGCTTGCTTAATTGCAAGGTTAACAGGATTCATAGTATACTCAAAGACAAGGTCCCGAAGGACCTTTTGTTACTCTGGTTTAGACTTCTTGTCCGACTTGCGGTTAGCAAAATACGTCGGCGAATTGCGATTCCACCACGACCGCTGCTTGGTCAGATTCTTGCGACCAGGTCCATTGAATGCTTGGTTTGCTGGGTTCTTTGGGTGGTACTTATATTGAGTTTCAGCCATAATGTAATTCCTTTTTCACTTGGTTATAAAAGTCTTTCTTTTGCTTCGACCGCTTTTGCTTCTTATGACCCTCTTTGATGGAATGAGGACCACACTTGCAATTTAGCAAATCGAAGTGTAATTTCTCATTCCGAGGTTTCATTACTTACTCCGCATTAGTTCTTGTAGGTCTTGTACTTCTTTCTTTACATCCTCTAGAATTGCTACTGCCTCTTTGGCAACAGTTTCTGGAAGATTAGAAAGCTTCTTGATGAGTTCTTCCAATTTTTGTGTATTCATCCGATCACCTTAAATGAAATTACGTTTTCTGGTTTAAAAGATCGCCAACCGTTGGCATTTACATCAAAACATGAGACCGAAGAATCGGACTTTACTCGTACAGATTCAGTTTTCTTTTCGTACTTTGGAATTACATCTTCCTTTAGAGTACAAGTCATCACACGCTGTTCACCATTTACCTTTGTAAAAGTTACTTCAACTGTATTTGACTTCAAAAGTGCTTTCATGTCTGCTGTATTAATCATGTTTTATTCCTTCACCTAAAAATACATTATAAAATAAGTTGATAATATTGTCAACTACTTTCTTGCAGTTTTTCTACGGTCACCTACAAGAAAGATTCTCATAATTTCATTCCACGCCTTTGTGATGCGCCAATGATATGTCATAGACTTGTGGTCTTGCATATTATTCTCCAAATAAACTATTTAATCTTACTTTCTTTGATGCCTTGCTCAAAGCGTTCCCATAGGATGTTGAATTTTAGATCGTACATACTAGTTGTTGCTTTGATGTACTTTACTAAATCTTCAGCACTCATTTTACCCTGTTCGAACCTATCAGTAACGGCTTGGATATCTGTAATTACATTCCACGTTTGTAGGATATCTTGCTCTAAGTCAAAGCGATCCATGTTTATTTCCTTCTTAATAGGTTTACTAGCGACAGTGTTTTGGTTTCTCCAACTTGGGATTGGTATGCAACCACATGGACACGGTTTCTTATCCATCGTGTAACCAGATCCCCAACATACAGAACATGCTCGTATTGTCATTTCTTAACCTCATAAGTAACACCATCAATGACAACCGTAGAAATAGTTGTTTTGGTCTTTCCATTAGACTGTTGCCATTGAGTAGTTGTTGATTTTTCACAGCGAGTAATGTATAGATAAGGTCCATCGCCATCTACTTTAAAGACCTTACACCCCTCAAGTTCTTTTGGCATAACATATCCAACTTGTCTTGGTTGGTTGTGTGAGTCAGGAGAGCATGCAGATAGAAATACCATAGCAATTATTAGTAAGTATTTCATTTTCCCACCTCATAAGCCATATGGCTGAGTGCTTCGGCTAGATCGTCGGCGGTTACCCAGCTTGACGGGTCTTCTGGATATTCAACTCGAGTTTTCTCTGAGTATTGGTGACACTTCCCAGCAGCATCCAGCAAGCCTTGGCGGTAGAAGTGTTGGGCGAGTTTGATTAGTTCCTGAGGTGTAAAGCATGGGAAGTGATTCCCTAGTTCACCTTCAAAACCACCACACTCTTTCGCCGCTTCAAGAATCTGAGTTTCGGTGATCATTCTCATTCTCCTCATGTTCCACTTCATCGGCCTCCAAAATTCCCTGATTGACCTTTTCTTTGTCAAATTCAGACAAGTCACAGAAAGGAACACCATTATACAGTTCTTCTGTCATTTCTTCTCCTTCATGCCGAGGATAGATTTAGCAAACGAATATCCACCAGACCATTCTTCACACACCTTCGCAGCTTCCTCCAGCACAGAGTCGCGGTACGCAATCAGATGCTCGGTTGGCGCGGGGAGGGATAGGGCTGAATCAACTACTTCCGGTTCTGGCCCTGACCACAGGCTTTCAAATGAATCGTATGGCTCAAACGAATCCAAAGCCTCCCGCAGTTTTGCGATGGTGGCTTCGTGTGCTGCGAGTTGCTGTCGTAGTCTCAGCACGTCATCAAGACTTGCAGACTTGTATTCATCACAGCATCCATCAAAGTAACCAAGTGCAGCGGTTCCTACAGCAGCTAGGCGCAGTCTTTCGCGTTCCAACTCAGCTTCCAACTGCTCGATGCGGTCAGCATGAAAATCTGCGTTTTTGTTGTACTGACACTCCCAAGTCATACATTGAGCTTCAAGTGATTCGATGTAATCAGCGGCTTGGCTAGCAACAAGAACGATATCTTGTGTCCAATCACTTCGCAATCGTTCAACTAATGTCTTTTCACCCTTTCCAAATCTAGCTTCTAAATAGTTCATGTCTTATCCTTCTTGGTGAGAGCTGCATCGATTTCTACTCGTACATCGTGTTGAAAGGTAGAGCTTAAAAACTGATCTGTTTCTATTTTAAACATCAGTACTCTCCCGAAATCTCTACGCTGAAAGCATGTTAATTTTGACTGTAGCCAATTGATCCGTTCAGCATCTTTCTTTGCTTCTGTGAGTTGTTCCCCAGCTTGCGCAAGATTGAGCATGAGCAATCTATTCTCAGCTTCCAACTGCTCGATTTGGTCAGCGGCTTCGATTAACGGCTCTCTTAAAATACCGACAGTTCTGTTGCCTAGACCACGCAACCGTTCAACTAAGTTCATTTCGATTCCTCCACCAGTGGGAGCGCGATTAGCTTCACCGCAGGCTTGTCCAAATCCATCTTAGTTACAGTCACCACCTCACTCTCAGCCTCAACCGCTTTTATGAGTGCGTGGGCATCAGAAACCATGTCAGCAATTGACTCCCACTTACCCTTACCGTTTACAGACAAAGCCTGTACGACTAAATGCTCAAACCGTTTTTTGCTAATCATTTTAGTATACCTCACCCGTGGAAGTTTTGTACAGAGAAATAGATGTACCCAATTCCTTATTGATTTCTTTAGCAGCATCATTAAACCAACTAAATTTCACTGATAAACTCACACTTTCTGGCCGATCCACATGAGCAGTAATCATATTTTGGTATACCAACAGAGAATTGATGTTCGAGTCAATCAACTTAATCTGTTTCTTAGAAAGTTTTGCCATGATGTTTCTCCATTAATCTAATCTATGGGTACATTATAACCAATCTAAGATTAATTGTCAATACAAAGATAAAGAAAAAGGACCTAAGTCCTTATTCTACAACCTCAGCAAGAGGAACTTGGTCCCACTGTTGAAATCTCTGGTTCATAGTTCTTGCAATCAGTTCCTTTATCTGGGAACGCTGTGGTTCCTGAAGAGTATTAATCTTGTCACAGATAAAGGCAATCTGACCGCAAATTTGTTGACCTAGAGAATCAGAACTTGTACTTGAGTCCACCAGTATAGTTCCAACCGTTTAAACCAGCAACCTGGTTGAAATAATCACGGTACTCAGTATCAGCATAGAATGCAACATTCTTGTTTAGATCATAAGATACAGCAACTCCTGCTAGTGCACCAAATCCATTGACATCAAATGCACGACTGGTAAAGTAGGTAGGACCAGCTTTAACGTCGACGGAAACTGGACCACTTGCATAAACAGTCTTACCAACTGTTGCTTGAACTGTTTGATAATTACCTGTGTTATTTTGGCTTAGATCAGCTGCTAGTCCCAATTTTAGTCCTTCGTAATTTTTAGTGTAACCTAGACGGACAATATTACTATTATCCACTGCATCATTCTTGCCTGCTCCGACATAAACTTCGTCTGCAAATGCTGATGTTGCAACTACTGCTAGTACCGCTAGTGCTGTTAGGCTTTTTGTCATAAAATCTCCTTAATTATAAAATTACTGCCAAAACCTTGACAGCTTAAATGGTCCTTTTTCAAGGACAACTTCTGTATGAGTAGTGCTCATGTTGATGCGAGCTTCTTCCTCATTTGTTGCATGAATAGCAACAGATTCTTTTAGTCCAGTCTTACGACTTAGTCCTTTTAGGATGTATAAACTTTTCATTTTGAGTAATGGTTAAAAACAAAAACTTGTTCAAGAATTGGATCAATGATCATTGTGTCTCCTTTCGTATGTTTTTCGAGTAATTGTACTACAGTTTGATAAAGTTCAATTGGATTCACTTAATAATCTCCACTGGAAGTTCAAATTCACCACAACAACCTGCAAACTCTTCCCAGCGAGCAGCCATTTGCTTCATTTTATCTTCTGGGACATTATGTACAGAACCATACTGAGTCTTCATTTCGATAACACGAACCTTGCAACCCAGTTTAACTGCTAGGTTAAAGTAAGGAACCATCTCGTCAATCTTGGTAAAGGTATTACATACAGCTACTCTATAACCTTCAAGGATACACTTTGCAGTGCTTGATCGACACCAAGCATGAGCCTCTGGAAGGAATTTTGGATTGAAGTTATATTTACGATTTGCATCCTCAAACCAATCATCTGCCGCAATTACAAAATCAACAATTCCAGTATTTTTGAGTGTCCAACCCTTGGTTGTTTTACCAGAACCAGGTAATCCTCGAATCAAAACCATTTCAGCCATCACAATCTCCTAATCAATAATTCATTATAAACAATGCTTGATTTATTGTCTACTCATTACTACAATTAACCAATTTTCTGGTTTGAAGTAATATGAATCATGTTTAGCCCAAAGTTTATCAAGCACCATAGAATCGTAATGGTTTGTTCTAGCTACAACTTTAGTAACAAAATCAAACCAGATCCACTCACCAGTAAGAGTACATCGGCGAGGGATCCATGTTATAAAAGACTTAGTAATACCTGGATTTCTAAGTACAATATCACCATACCAAGACTTTACATGATAGATGATCTGCTTTACTGATTGGTCGCCCATTGGAGGTGGTACAGATGGATATGCCAACATTAATTTTTAGGCTTGACTACTAACAACTCATCATATTGTTTAATACAATACTCACGGATTTTAGAATTTGCCATGTCAGGATTGTTAGCAACACAAGCATCAATGATTTCTTTCCTTGCAGTATCATGACCGTATGCATAACCAAAGGCACCAATAAACCATGCAACAAATACAGCTAACATAAATCCAAAAATATCAGTCATACATTACCTCGCAAAAAGTTCTCAATATAAGCCAACCGCTCTTGTTCATTAAATTCATTAAAAGTAACAAGATTGGATTTAATATAATCAATCAAAGGATAGTATTCTTCTGGGAATTTTTCCTTAGCATTATCAGCAACAACATCGTCGACATTCGACTTACGAGCAAAGAATTTCTTGATGTTATAATATGGCGACTTCATCTTCAAAGTAGTTTCACCTGAGTGAACAACCCATCCTTCATGTTGTACATTTGGTAGGTCTTTTACAAGGTCACCAAATTGACACACAAAGTGATGCGGCCGCTTTACACCAAGTTCTTCTGCAAACAAGTCAAGTGACATTTCAGAGAAGTAAGCATGCCGAGAATATTCACCAGCTTCCCACTTGTTATCTCGCATACCAAGCAGCCAAAGACCGTAACCTTCCCGAATGATGTGAGGATCGGAAGGATCTACCACTTCAAAACAAAGAGTAGTATTACGATATCGTTGGAAGAACTTGATAAATTTGTCGATGCCCACAAGTTCCACATGTTGCCACAGTAACTTAGCATAATCAGAATCTACAGAACCAGTAGTGGAACAGATGATCTGATCATTGTACATGGTAATAGAACCCATGTAACCGTTGATCTTTCGAGCAACAATTACCTTGGTATCACGAGGGATATCAGTATTACGTTCACCACGATTGTAGATTTTCGTAAATGGGCGAGCAACTACATTGTAGTTTTCATCGATCAAAGTACCACGACATTCCTCCAAGTACTCATTCCATAGACCTTTGAAAAAGACAGTCTTGGTATATTTGAGTACATATACTCCTGGGATGGAAGTAGCTTTCTTGGTAACTAACTTCGGATTATTTTCTACGAAGTTCTTCAGCTCGTCTTTGAAATTTGAGTTCATAATTTACATCAACACATTAAAGTTAAAGTGGACCATATTGGTCAGAGCACTTTGTCCTACGAATACAGGGAAGAAGCGACCATCTTCGGTTTGCATGATAAAGTAACGAAGATCATCGGAGTCACCATATTTCTTTTCGGCGGCTTTGATGGCATTAGCTTCGGTTGCATATGATTTATTGCATTCGAGTTTGATAAGTTTTGCCATGATGTTTCTCCAGTTGTTTATCGATTGAGTTCATTATAACAAGTGGAGAATTAATTGTCAACCGTCTAGACGTGATTTAGTACATCTACCAAATCTTTTGCTACTTCATAAGAAGCACATTCGCAGATGAGTCTGTTGTCAGCATCGGCAACGAAGAAACCGGAAACCCTAATGGGTAACCGGTATCTATTATTGCCCAATACTATGTACGTGGAGTTCTGGTTGTCCATTTTCTAGGTTCCATTCGGTCTTTCCATATTTATAATTACCGTATAGTTCCTTGAACTTCTCTGGATTTGCAAGTAAAGATCGTACAATCATAGTCAACTCATGGAGTGATGATTCATCCACAACCTCAATAGGAATACAGATAGATACGCCACGACAATAATCATATTGTCTTACTGAAAAGTGACAAGTCTGCTCAAAGTCAGATGTTTCTAGGAGTTCCTTTTTACGATCTCTCCAATATCCATAGAATCCATCCGGAGTATCCATGTTACTCAAATAGGATACAATCTTCTTGCGAGACTTGCCGACCTTCTTGTATTGAGGAGTACCATCCATCCAACGATCAGTATTTTGTTCATACTTTGCTGTTGCTTCTTCATAAGCGATAGTGTCGATATGTTCCTCATAAAGATATCGAGGATGTGTCCACCAGATCGTTACTTGTTGACCACCAACCTTAATAGCAACGTCATCCCAATACCCTTTAGTTCTCGTACCATCATAACAATGGTAGACCTTCATCTGATATAGAGGATGCCACCTAGAGTCATGAGCAGTAGACTTAACGTACTTGCGAGATTCCTCTAGGAATTTTTCAATGTGCTTATTCTTCATCTTCGTCCTTACTCATAATAGAAGCACCTCTAACAAAGCAAAATATTAGAAATAGCACTAGTACATAAAATATAAAATATAACATTAACCACCCCAATGTGCTACATACTGTTGAGTATTAAACTCATCTAACCCCAATTGGATCAATGTCCATAATTCATCATCTTTGTTAAGGATGATTGTAGTATAATGTTGGCCTGTATGTCCTAAAACAAAGTCTATAGCCTTGTGATTCCACAGATGTACTTTTACCTTGTTATTACCAACAGCTTCTACTTTATAATCACCGATAATATAGTTATCCATATAGTTACCCAATTTACACCATGCTTCTGACTTTTGTAATACAATTTCTGAGCATGGATTTTGATCAAAATAGCCAGACATTTCAATCTTTCTGTTTAGCCAAATACAAGTTACTGATTGCTTTGAAACTCTGAGTAGGATCCTCGTTGCACTTGAATACAATACCTTCACGATTAACATTAGGATTCAACTTAGACTTTCCATCTGCCCAGTTGATAAGTTCTTGCATACTCATTTCTTCAATGATTGTATGGCTGGCTAGAATCGGCACGTGCTTCAAACCAAGTGCATTAATGATATCGGTACGAGCTTCTCCACAAATGTAAGAACCAGCACGAGTATCGTAGATGTCATATACGTAGAACTCTTGTCCTTTTAGTCCATAAATGTTACCCTGGATTCCTTCGCCAATCAATTCTCCCTGAATTGCAAGTCCATGAAGGTCAAGGTTTCGCATGTTAATTTCAATAGCATTTGCAAGAGCAACTTTCCAGAATGAGTTATTTTCATCTTGCTTTAGAGAAAGATTGCGCGAGCAAACTTCGAAGTCGCCTTCTTCTGGTAGATAGCAGGTCATGGAAGAACCTTCTAGTTTTTCAGTCTCTTCCCAAGTCAGTCCTTCACGAGCCCATTTTGCCAACTGTTTTGCACAATTCTGAACCCGCTCTTGGTCAGTCTTAGGAACAAGAGATGGGAAGTTACCTTTAGCAAGACCAGCAAGTTGTGCTGAAACAGGTGGCTCCCACTTCTGAATACCTAGAATTTCAGTAACATCTGCTTCTTCATCACTATCACAAAGATCAATTTCTTGTCCATCAGAGTAACGAATGGTCTTTGTAGATAGAATCAACCCTTGGGAAATTTGCCCACGAAGTTTAATAGTACGTAGCTTTTCTCCTTCTACTCCACCATATGTCTTAGGAAAGTGTCCGGCCTTTGTCAAGAATGGTGCAATGGTTGTTGGAATCCATGAGTCGATTTCACAGTAAATTACTTTACTTCCAATAGAGTACTCATTTTTCTTAACAACAACTTTCCAACCACCGACTGTTGCAACTTCAATGGCATCAGCACCCTCAATGGGCTCGATTGCATCAATCTTACGAATTGTAGCTAGTTTTCTCATTTTCCTTTTACCTCCAGATCACATTTCTTAACAAGCTCATAGTGAGGCATTGTGGAATTTCTATCAATACATCGTTCATAGATTCGATGTGTCGTGGAATAGTCTCCAGTAGCACCACCCAATACAAAAGATAGAAATACTGACATTAGAATCAATACTGGGTCTTTCATTTTGAGTTAGATCCACGAAGAGTACCGATTACCAATAGAGCACCAAACCAAGTACCGATTGTATATGGAAGTAGAGCAAACCCAGCAGCTTCCAGCAGAAAATTAAGACCACAGATTAGCAGGAATGGGTACAATACGGCGATTGCAATAATCAGGGCCAGACCGGTGAGTTGAATCATTTTGTTCTTCCTTCGTTTTAAGATATAGTTCATTATAAAGAGTCTAGGATTTATTGTCAACCACCAAATAGTAAAGTGAACATAAAAATCTTCTCAGCATCTACTTTAGATTCATCAAATCTAACTGTGCTGTATGGATATATGTCTAACTTCTTCCTAATTATTGTCCATGTATGACCCTTACCAAACAAATTCTTACTTCCTACTCTCTTATGTCTTGGTTGTAATCTTGCAACATTGTTGTGTAACCATTGGATTGGAGGATACATTACAGTACCATCTTTTGCTAAGATGTAGTCAGAATCGTAGTCAATTTTGAATTTTACTTCCATTAGCAGAATTTCAACTTAAACATCAATAATACATCTTCTGGTATTTCTTTAGTAAAAAGTACTGTATTTTCCCACTCATAAGTTTCTTGTCGCAAATAAGAATCGAACCTCCATCCATCTCCAGATAGAAATTGCCCTTGTACTCGAGCATCAGCACCTACGTGCTCTATTAACCAGTCAACGATAGGGTGGGATTTTTGACCTTTGGAATTCGTATACCACTCACCAAGTTTAAGTTCTCGGATCCTTATACGATTACTTAACTGTAAAGGTTCCTCAGTCACAGACTAGATACTCCATTTTTACATGGAAATAGTTACCTGGTGCAATATAATTCTGAGCACCACATGTCCTATGAAATCCTACTTCAACAATTACTTCTTCTACTTCAAACTCTCGTTTGAGCATTCCATATTTCTTCTGTTTGGATTTCTTCAATAGTTGTTGTAATTCTTTTTCATTCAAGTAGAAAGATTGGAAAGTACCGATGCGAGGATTGAGTAGATTAGTCATTATTAAAGCTTCCATTTTTTATAACTTTGATGAGTTTTTCATAGTTTCTATTTGCAGCAAATTGCTCAGCAAATTCTTGCTTCTGAAATAGAATTCCTTTTATTCCATTGCATGCATTATGTACAGTATCAACGACTCTGTCCATGGAATGCTTTCTAGACTTTAATTCTTGTTGCAATAATTTACTATATGAAAATACTTTAACTTTACAGTCAATCTCTAGTATGGCAAATACATTACACTTTTCTGGGATATGTCTTACTATCATAGTTGTTACATGTTTTGCAAATGGTGACAGATCGTTTTCTGTCCTTACCAGATACCAATTGTTATATTCTTCTACTTCGATATTGTCCATAATGTTAGCCATTGCTCGTAATTCTCCAAAAATTGTTCTGCAATTTCTTTAGATTCCATTATAACATAATTGAACCTTTTTTGGAAACAATAAATGTCTTTAGCTTGTTGATTTATTTCTGCTTCTGTGTTTATGTTACCTAGAGTAAAAGACCTTACTGCTTGTGCTTCTTGTAAGAAAGCAATCTTTGTTGCTTCTTTAGGTAAAGACTTTATGATGTTTTGAATATCGATTAGGGAAGAGGATCCATAAGAAGCAACAACAATACATGCAACTGAGTTATCACCAAAGCACTTTGTTGGATCATCATATACTGAAGGTAAAAATTCCATTTTAGTTTTAAGTAGCAGTCTGTGTTTTGTGCGTATTGATTTAGAGCTCTGATTGATCATAGGACATTGTTCTAAGCACCATGTATTCTTCAAATGCTGCTATGACTGCTGGGTTGTTCCCTGGTTTACCTCGTTCGGCATCCCTTACCAATTGACACAACATTTCAGAATCAATCTGTAGCTGTACTGCGATTTTTCTGGTATAATATTTTTCTTGAAATGGGTCCTTCCAAGAAATTGGTTGCTCAATAGCTACTTCTTTGAAATGTATATCTCGTACATTGTAACTCTGTAATTTAAATATAGCATCATGTACACTATCAGCACCATTCTTTTCTATCCATTTTGTGGATGGTGCCAAATATGTAGTGAATTTATTTTGTGGTCCTATAGCCATTACTTCACCTTTCCTGCCATCGATGCCATTAGTAATTCCTCTTCCAGTCGTTCTTCAAAGTCAGGGAAGATTGTAAAGAGCAGGAATGCTTCTACTTCCTTATAACCCTTCTTTGTCTGTTTTTCAAATGCAAGACTGTTTAGTGTGCTAGACCAAGAGTGTCGTTTAAATTGCAATTTCTTGCCACGGCGGCCCCATGCTGCATAGTAACAACCTTCTACCTCTACAGCCGCCCAAACTTTATCGTGGCCTTCTTCATTGTTCCAACCGATGAAAATGAAATTTGTACACATGTTAACCTCGTTGTTTGATTAATGAGGATATTATAACACAGAAATTTATTCTTGTACAGAGTTTCCAAATTTAAGTTGAACAATTGTAGCAACTTCTTCTGTGACAAATAGTTTGTCAATTCCTCGCTGATATTGCATTTGGTTTTGGTTGAGATAATCAGAAACTTCCCAAAATTTGTCACCTGATATTTCTACACACTGAATTTTATATTCTTTTCCACCAAATACTACAGCATCTTTAAATGTCAATCCCATTATATTTCACCCAAAGTTTAAAGCAAAGAGGACAGCATCCTCTGCTAGTTCAAAATAATATGTTGATGCATCCTCAAGGACAACAATACTCTTACCCTTGAATTTTGTTTCTTTACCAAACCTACCACGTTGTGAACCGTTTTGTTGGCACCAAACATGCATTTCAAATAGTCTGTCAACTTTGATGTGTACCGGGTGCCAATGCTTCACAAAATTCTTATTAACATACCTCATAACATACTTTCATATTTCATCATAAACATCAGTAAGTCCTCGTCATATAAAAATAGCAGAGTCCTTTTGTCTGAATATTCATTGTAGCTGTAGAATAACCTATGTCCTCTTTTTATTAAGTAAGGAGGTATATTGTCCACACTGCTTACAAATATGGCTCTGCCGAACATAGATTGGATAGATGTTCTATTCTTATCCCAAAAATCAGTTTGACTTACAACTAATCGCTTCATTTGTGACTTGCTGATATAATTTATAAATTACACCTATTGCTTTAGGAACATCTTCAAAGGAATTAATTACTAAGTCAGCATCATCAGGTGGGACAAATACTTTATTGGTATCATCAAACCTACCGCTCTTAATCGTATTCATCCATATAACATAATCAGCAGAAAAAATTACCCTCGTTTCTGGTGTCGGACAAACAAAATCTGCCATGGCTATAGGGTGCAAATTACACAGGTCTGACAACCTCTTAGCCTGTCTAAGTCTACCAGCAGTAGTAAAATCCCAATCATTGTTGAGTTTGCGGATTTCATCTGCATTATACCATGGAATATTAAGCAGTTGCCAGATGGAAGAGGCAATAGAAGTCTTGCCTGACCCCGGTAGTCCCATGATCAAAATTTTCATTTGTCCTCATCTACATAGAAAGTATCACCGAATGGTGCTACGATGTTTTTTCTATAGCGATTTTTGATAATCCACGAAGTAGAACAAAAATCTGGATCACCCCAGTTGTAAATTTCACCGTCAGTAAAGACAACCAACTGTTTTGGTACCTTGTCCATATCTTTGTAGAATTCAAAGATGCACGATGCATCAGTACCGCCACCACCCATTGGTTCATATTCCATCAGACCTTCTGAATCATCCTCTGTATACTCTTTGTAGTTATATACCTTAGTATCCCAGCACAGCACGGAAATCTTATATGCACCGAATTGGGAAATAATGCCTTGTACTTCAGAGAAGAATGACCGAATTTCAGCTTCACCAATGGAACCTGACATGTCAAGAGCAAGATCAACTTCTACAGCTGGATCCTTACGGCGACCCGGAAGGAATGCATCACAAGATTGACTACGACGGGATTGTTTCATCCAAGTGAAGTCATTACGAAGTTGGGATTCAATCTGCTGATGCAGGACAGTGCGCCAATCCATCTTCGGTTCGGTAAGGTCTTTGATGAACCGCTTCAGGTTACCAGGTACATTACCAACACCTACTGCTTGTGCTGCACTGAGGATAGCAGAACGAATATCGTTTTGGATTTCTTGGAGTTGATCTTTGGAAAGCTTGGGTTTACCACCATTACCTCCTTCACCTTCACCATCTGACTCACCGTCACCATCACCATCCAAGTGGTCATCTAGGACTTTATCTCCAAGACCACCAGCACCAGACATTTGAAGTTGATCTGCATTCTGCAACAGATCGTCATAGACCTGCTCGAAAGACCACTCATGGTACTTCTTGTCATACAGAACTGGCACGGTATGGATAAGTTCACCGAGTCGTTCAGTAACAAGAGTAGCATTTACACAGTAATCAGCAGCAATATTAGAGAGTTGCTTATCACGGTCACCGAATCGACCAAGGTGGTCATAGATTACGTGCAGAACTTCGTGGCCAATAAGGAAAATACATTCCTTATCAGTCAACTTCATAATGAATTCTGGATTGTAATAAATCTTCTTGCCGTCAGTAGCCGCAGTTGTACACCAGTCATCATTGGCCTCTAGTGCAAAACGAGTAGCAATATTACCCCAGAACGGAGTTTGGAAGAGCATCTTTACTCGTGCCACTGTAAGTTTTTCTAGGGCTTCGGCTTGCAGTTTCTTGTCCATTTCATTCAATCCCGATTAGTTACCATAGAACCATTATAACATAACACTACTTATTTGTCTACAGATTCAGACAATAATTGTTCCATTAATTTGTAGTGGTTGTATGCATCCTGTAGCTGAGGATGTTTATTGAGTAGAACTTTGTCTGGCTTGAGGATTGCAAGTCTATCTTCTATCGTGCACATCCTTTTAGATACTTCGTGTAGAATCTCTTTGATGTTATTGAGCTCTAGACTTCCACTAATGTATCCACCAGAGCCACCTGATCCCATGTGTACTTGGTTTACTTGTGGTGGGACATATCCCTGACTAAATCCACCAGTAATTGTGGTATACATTTGGGAAGCATCAGGAACGAGTGTACTATTTGGATTTTTTGGATTCATACTTTAACCTATAATATAAAATGACTTGATCCAATAACTCTTGGAGTACTGGATCAGTTTTGGCAGTATATCGAATGATCCACCAGAGTTGAGTATCTCTGGTGGCATCCTTTAGTTTATCTGCCTCAATGGATATACCATTAGTCATTCTTGAGTGATTTCATCACAATCTTACCAGCACCTTCGTGGAAGCGCTTGAAGTTCTGCAACTTGTTCGGGCGGAATGGAAGTTGGAGTTGTTGCAACCCAGCTCGCATGCCCATAACCTGTAGTTCCATGGTCAGATTATCAAGAATGAAACCAAGCATGTTATCAGCTGCTTCGTGGAATTCATCCTCCTTTGCAGTCTTGGCTTTAACCTTGTCATTCAAGTCAGCCAATTCATACATAAGGGAAGTAACCAAAGAATACTGTGCTGAAATTTCCTTATTCTTGAGTTCCTTAACCTTACCAGACAGGATATCAGAAGGGTTAGGCATATCAGCAGCAATTCGACGATGTGCCAAGAATTTCAGTGCCATGCCTTCACCGATGGTACCAGCAATCAGAGCAGTTTCTGTTGCAAGATCCATACCAACACCCTCGGTAAGGATATCGCTGGTGTATTCCCAGGTACGAGGAGTAGGGAATGCATCAGAAGTGTCTTTCGGGTCGAAGTCACACAGGCTGTCCTTGGAGAAGTTAATAAAACCAACCACGTCACGGTGGATACGGTTTTCGATTGCCCACTCGTTCCAAGATTCAAAATCAACTCGCATTTCCAAGTGGATCATGCGGTTAGCCAGTGGTTTCGGGATACGGTATACAACACCACGGTCACCCTCACGGTTACCTGCTGCGAGGATAACACAATTTTCTGGGAGAGAATATGTACCGACCTTGCGGTTCAACATCAACTGATAAGCTGCAGCCAGAACAGATGGTTGTGCAGAATTCATTTCATCCAAGAAGAGGAATACGATTGGATATTGAGATGCAGTCTCAGCATCTGGAAGATCAACCGGTGCAGCCCATTCCATCTTGCCGGTGTCTTTATTGAAGTACGGCATACCACGAAGGTCAGTCTGTTCCATCTGTGACAGACGTACATCATACAGAATGCCACCCATTTCACGACACAGTGCAGCAACCGTATCAGATTTACCTACACCAGGACCTGACTTGATCATAACTGGGCGCTTTGCCTTAACAGCATAACGGAGGGCGGTCTTGATTTCTTTGGAAGTCAGGGTCTTGTTCGTAGTAGTCATAGTAATCTCCAGAAAAAGTATGTTCAATCAATCTACATAATCATTGTATAATAGTGACGATTATTTGTCAATCGGTTAGGAAAAAATTTTCAAATAATTTTTGGCATACTTCCTGTTGTTCATCTTCTGCTTGTCGGACTAATGAATCTATCCAAGAGTTGTGTTCTTGAATATAGTACCTTAATTCTCGGTACTCATCTGGTAGGTTGTCGTTAGCTACATGGCACGTAAGGATGATACTAGACACGATCATCCAAGCCACTCGCTTTGGTAACTCGACTCCTTTCCAGTAGACAGTTTCACCCTCTATGATTGGCTCATCTGTCATCATAGAAAGTGTCATTGACTCATGAGTCGCCTGCTCCAATTTCCAATCCTCTATAGTTCCATTGTATATGATCTTTGTTCCTGCACATATATTCGATAAGTTCCTTTGAGGGATTGTATCCTCTAACATAATACTTAGTAAGTCTTTTGACCAAGTACTTACCGTTGCTATTACCGGGTGATGAATTAAACCTGATGACTTTGTTTTTGATGTCATTTTTAGTACTTCCATTTAGCCTAAAATTAAATTTTGAGTCTACAGCGATTTTACAGATTGTGATATCAAAAGAGTTTAGTACATCATCAACACAGTCAAAATTCCTGATGATTAATTGCACCTTAGGATAATTAGTAAGATTCAGATTTGAAAAAGTTATGGCATTATCTGTTGTATAAGACTTGGCATACCCATCAGCAAGCAACATATTTTGTACAACATTTGAATGTGATACTGATCTACAATAGACATCTATATCTTGACACGGTCTAAAATCGTCAGTATACAAAGATAGGGCAGCACCACCACAAACCCATACACCATCATCAAAACCTGGCTGTATAGTATTAGAGATTACTCTTTTAAATGTTTGCTTTAATTTATTCACGATAGTGTTGTATTCCTAGGAAACATTAATGCCTCTCAACATTTCTATTTGTACAAATTGTGCAACCTCTACTGAAATGTCACAATCATCAGTGATCAGCACAGTGCGACTACCAGATTTGTCTTTGATGTTGTCATACCAGCTTCGTGTCAGAATATAACCATTCTCAGCCGGAAGAAGTTGGAATTCAAATGCACCACTCCGCCGGACTTCACACGTGGCTTTTACTAGACCATCAGAAGTCGATCTGAAGTATAACCACCGAATAAACTTTTTAAACATACATACCTTTCACAATAGTATCTTGCAGAGCAGCCAGTTTTTCAGAATTAGCAACTTGCTTATTTGACAACTTTCTAAGTTCTACTTGAAAAGCTGCAGTTAGTGCTTTGATTTCTTCAGTGACTTTCTCAGAGTCTGCAAGTACAGCATCATACTCACGTTGTAACTCGCCGATTAATCTTGCCTTGTCGCTAATAGTAACCATAAATCCTCCGTGTCTATGAGTTCATTATAACACTGGAGGATTTATTTGTCCATAGATTCTTTTAACTTTTTAGAATCTAGCAACACTTCTTCTAAGTCGATGGACCCGGTGGCAACAGCAATTACCATCATAGCATGAAGGTCATCCAAATGAAGTGAAATACTATTGTCTCCATTTTCGTCTAGTCGAATGTCTAGTCCCTCACCACTCCACCAATCGGAAAAGGATATAGTTTTTTCTCCATACTCGAGTACTCCGCAATATCCAGTTTTCCTCATTTCTGCAAATTTAAACAGGGACATTTTGTTCCTCATAGAACTCATGTAACTTCTTTAGTCCTAGTGTATGATAAACCCAACTACGAGCATTTTCATATGAATCAAAAACATCTGGTCTAAATTCCATATTGTTATCCATATTCATTACTACTGCTCGACCTGACTTATGTTTAACAATAAAGATCAACTCAGCTGAATCATCAGTGATTGCTACTGCTTCATTTTCAGTCATTATTTGCCTCCAAGATTAATCATAGGTACAGCATTACCCATCATAGTAGTTGGCATTTTACCATCCCAACGTTCTGCTTGAATCTTCTGAACTTCAATGCGACGAAGTTCAAGGATTGACATATTAGACTGTAGTGCCTGAGCTTCTAGTCGAACAGCCTCTGCCTTACCTTTAGCTTCGGCAATCTTTGCCTCGGCTTCTGCTTGTGCAGTCACAACCTTCTGCTGTTGTTCAACCTTGATGCGTTCCAGTTTATTGATTTCAGCCAGCTTCTGTTGCTCTTCAGTAACCTTCTGGCCAATTGCCTTCATGTAGTCAGCAGCAAATGCAAACTGAGTCATATCAATATTAATAACTTCAGCACCGTACTTCGAAATCTTGTCCTGAATTGCCTTCTGAACGGCAAAAGATACATCTGAACGTTTAGAGATTAGTTCTGTTGCATCATAACGAGATGTTACAGCCTTAAATGCTTCTACCGTGGCAGTAGCAACATATTGATCGAGGTCACCAGTTTTGCTATATTCTTTATATACTTCTAGAACATCTTTTTCTGCAATTCGATAGCGAACAACCAAACTCGTATGGACTGGTTGTGTATCTTTAGTTCCACCTTCAGCATTTTTGATTTCAACTGAATCTGCCATAACAGAAATAGGAACAACATTTTCAAAGAAAGGAAGTTTAAACTGTAGACCAGTCCCTGTAACTCCTACTGCTTCAGACATTCGGAGTTTGACACCACGGGTACCCTCAGGAACAATGGAGAATGCACCAGAAGCCAAGATTACTGCAAGTAGACCAATTCCTGCATATTTTACTACCTTGATACCGCGGTTGATGTGCTGCATTTGAATTTCATTCGTCATTTTAAACTCCATAAAAAATATGTTTATTGATCACTTGTACGACTTTATCCATATTTGCCCATTTCGGTTGGGAAATATAATTTGCATGATACCAAAGACTGGTATCTAAACTCTTTACTCGAATACCTTTTGCTACCTCATTAACTGCAGCAATACTATCTTCCCATAGTTTTCCTTTTGGTTCTGAATATTTCAACTTACGATTAAGTGTCCAAGAAAATTGAGCCTTTGAGTAGACTACATCACAAACCGATTTACCCCAGCGACCAGTTTTGAGTCGATTTAGAGTAATCTGTGCTACTGCAACCTTGCCGGCAAATGGTTCTACTCCGGCTTCATGGTATACATTCTTTGCTAGACAATGAAAGTCTTGTTTACTGAGTGATAATTTCTTTGATGTCTTGATAATCTTTGCTTGAGCAGCTTGTGTGATTTTACCAGAAACTTCTCGCTTCAATGGTGGTTCTTTCTTTTCAGCACAACCAACCAAAGTAAGTGCAAGTGTTGCTGCAATAATTTTCGTATGATTCATAGAAACCTCTTAGCTTGTACTAATGTGTATCCGTCATACCGAATCTTCCCGATTCGACCTTCAATCATTATAACATCACGGAACTTTAAAGTCAATAGGCTTGTATCAAATTCATGAGCACGGACATAAACTAACCAACCATCCTGATCTCGGAATAACAATACCTTAGTATCACCAAGTTGTCGCATATTACGAATTTCTCTATACTCTAGTACAACCTGTACTAACTCACCCTGTTTCCATGGGATTTGTGCAACTTTACTCTTTTTAACAGAGTCCTTTAACTGGTTGTCAAGTACTCTACTGTATGCATATCCCATTACAGCAACCTCTTACAACGATTAACAATCGTTTGTTTCTTACCGCGGTACTCAGAGTGCTTTACGATTGTTCCTTCAAACATCACGGCTTCACCTTCTTGAATATCTACAGACTTGGAAGATTTCCAAACAATAATGTTACCATCGAAGTCTTCAACATTGATAAACATGGTCATAGTTTTTGTCCAACCAACCTGACCAGCATACCAATTGATATTCTTTACTTTACCAGAGAAAACAACCTTTTTGTCGCCAACATTGCCGATCCACTCATTGCTCTTTACTTCTGCAACAAGCACCGGTGCTTCTTTGGAAAAATCACGTTTCCATACTAATTCAGTTTTTGAGGGATTGATTGAGGATTTGCCATCCTCATATACAAAGTGCAATTTATACTTTGCAACCACGCCGTGCTGGTCGAACACATAAGATTGTTCACAACGGCGATGGGATTTACGACCATAGTCAGCCCAGGTCATCGTACCGCAAACATCAAATACTCGTTGACCGGATTCTACAGTGATACCACGATACGTACCCATAATTACATGAGCAGAGTCATCTTGGTCTTGAGATACACGACCCAGCAAGAAATCACGTTGCTTGGCAGACTTAAAGAAGCCATTGTTTTTGATCAAGCCATTGAAACAAAATGCATTGTCTTGATCATACATCGTGTTGAAGCTGAATCCCATGATAAATCTCCACTTGTTTTATCGATTGAGTTCATTATAAACAAGTGGAGATTTAATGTCAACAGATCACCATCTTCCAAAACAATATTTTACTTTTTGGAAGAGCATAACAGAACCATCACTTCGTAGGTACAGTCCTTTATTATTCATAGGTCTGTGCATACCAAAACCATCTGATCCATAGTGTGAAGTCTTGATTGATCCTAGTGTTATAACAGTGATTGCACAATCATTACAGATGTGGTTACTGTTCCAAGAGTTCTTACAGTAATGAATCTTGCAAACTTCATTTTCAAAAATCTTGTAAGAAATTTTCCTCTTACCACAACAATCACATTTGTTTTTTACATTGTAACGATCTTTGTACCTTGGTTTATATGGTTTCTGCATACCAGCAATTATACACTTAGGACACAATACATTATTTCCCAAGTGTTCAACTGCTAGCATAAAAGGATCGTTGATTTCATACTTTACAGAATTGTTTGGTACTTTTACTCCACAGCTACTACATCTACAAGGATTAATCAACCATTTGAGTGATCGCCAAGCATACTTGGTTGTAGCATATGCAGTGTCTAACCATTCAGGAGTATTAAAAGTGTATGAATATTTCATAATGTCACCACAACGGTCTACATACTTTGCCCCATTTATTAACACGGGCTTTCATATTTTGGTAAGTATAATAGTCAATACCTTCATAGAGGTTGATTATATGTACACTCTTTGGATCCAGCTTCAACTTAGACAATTTGTACTCGTCAGCTAATTCTTCGCCGGATGAAGCATCATCCAAGATCAAGTAATCCTCAACCTTGTACTTTTCAACATGATGAGTCAACCACATTTCGATTTCCGATCCTCGAGTATTCCTATACCTATCGTCAATGTTTGGTGTCTTCCACTCTTCATGTAGGTGCAGATTTAGATTGTTAACTGAGAATAAAGCAACAATCTGTTCTTTTGTATGTTTTTCTTTCCAAGTAGAACTCAGCACAGTAGTAAATGGATGAATTTCATAAAGCCGATTTAACATAGAAACTGCAATAGGATCCATTTCCCAGTAGTGAGAAATAAATCCATCCAGTGAAGGATGGATCCATCCTCTATTTCCAAGAAGCACATTTCCTCGCTCTGAAAACATTGGTCCATCTAAATCTAGAAATAAAATGTTCATCTTGGATCCCGTACATCATGATGGTCTTGTGATTTCATATACTTGATGTTAACCCAACGAGAGATAAGTTCTTCTGCTGATACAGGTGCAAAATTCCACTCTACATTATCAACTCCAACATCGAACATATTTGTCTGCATACCAGCTGGAAGTTTCAAAGTACCATGGCAATGACCATGACAGTGAATTGATCCGTGGTGCCGCATGTCCCAAGAAATGATAGGATAGTGACAGAGGATAAATTCCCATCGACCTTTTGGGTGGTTCTTGTCTTGATAATAGAGCTTTCGATAGTCATATACTTCCTCGAAGAGATCAAGAGCATGCTTCTTAATTACATGATCATGGTTACCAAGGACAAGAAATTTCTTACCCTTAAGTCTAGAAATATGATCCCGAACTTGTTCTCCACGCTTATCGAAGGACACATCACCAAGGATCCAAACTTCATCTTCTACACCAACCGTAGCATTCCAATTCTGGATGATGGTTTCATTCATCTCAGCTACATCAGTGAAACCACCGCGGGTTCCAGGAGAGTACTTGATGATATTAGTGTGCGAGAAAATGCAAATCTGAAGTAAAATAAATCATTCAGATTCCTCCTTTCTAAATTCGTTAATCCATCTAAAGCCGTTTAGGTACATATTAACTTTCTCTACTGCTAGAGATTGTTCGAACCATTCATATTTCCATTCTAATATATCTTGCAATAATCTGTCAAGAGTTTTTTCACTGTTACTTCTCTTTTTTACATTGTCGGCGTGAGTAATTATTTGACAGTTTGCTGGGTGTCTGAGGATCTCTGGGAAAACTCCCATGGCTAATCCATCTCTGCGATTAAAGATGTGATCCCTAACAACTCCTTTTGAGTTTGAAATAGAATTAAAAATTCCATATTCTTCTATAAGTCCAGTACCTTTGATTGGTTGATCCCACATCCTATCTACCCAATTGCCGGCAGCACCATATATGTCATACTCAGTTTTATTTTCTAGAGGAATCCAATGTCCTTTAGATTCCATAGTTTTTCTAAAATCGGCGGTGAATTCTGGAGTCCATTTAGCACTTGATTTTTCCCCGATTATTATTTTTGCATAATTAGGCATGGGTCTACTATAAGACTCAAAAGTCCTATGACCATGCATCTTTTCTATTCTCTCTTTGCTGAATTTCTTGCCTCTATTTGAGGTGCCTGCTCTATATCTTGCTTCAGGATCCTCATATCTTTTATGCATAATATCAGATTGATTTTTTCTCTGTTCATCTGACCAAGGATTATTGTAATTTGGATTATTTTCTCCTTTTGCATTTTCGGACATCAATAATTTTCTTCTTATTGCTTCTTCCTCGCCATATAATTCTTCAAAAGTTTTTCCTCTAGAAAAGTCATTTTTGCATTTCCTAGAACAAAACTTTTTAAATTCAGTAATTCTACATATTATATCTTTATTGCAACATTTACATTGCAATGTATGTCTTTCTAATCTATCTGGCATGTGACCTCCATTTATATCATGTTACCAGATATTTAATACTTTTGTTGTTTATCTAATGATATGGCTGAAATGGAGATCACTTGTAAAGTAAAGCATGTTTAAATCCTTTTGTTTATTTCTTACATAATATCAGAGTTCCACATATTTGTCAACCACAAAGCATGCATTCTCTCGTGGATAACCTAGTGGGTTAGAGATAACTCGAGTTTCACCAATCATGTAGTCATTATGATTATGGACATGTCCATGAATAATTAAATCTGGTGTTGCGGACATTTCAGTAAGGTCCCAACCAAGCTCTGAAACAAATCCACAATTTATATTACTCCCAACAAACATCGGAGCAACAGATTGGTAACTAACTCCATGGTGGACAATCCACACAACCTTACCAGTAGGTTTCCGATGTGCTGTTACATGATGCATAAAAGCAATGGACTTTTTATGAAACTCATAAGTATCTTCTGCTTTTAACAATCGTGGATTATCCCTTGACATACGAATAAGTCTAAAATCGTTGAGTCCATACTCAACATCAATCATTGCAGTAGGGGATCCTTTATCAAAGTCAGTCCACAGAGTAGCACCACAGAAAGTAATGTCACCAACTTGTAGACATTCGTTTTCTAAGTAGTATACATTATCCAGCTTATTTTCTTTTACTGTCTTTTTAATGGACTCCAACTCAGACATGAATGAACCGTAGTACTCATGGTTACCTGCTACAATTAATACTTTGAAGTAAAGAGGAGAAACCATTTCTAGGAAATCGAATAACATACTATCGAGTCTGAAAGGACATATATCACCAGCCAATACTAGAATGGTATCTTTTTCTTCCTCAAATTGAAATGGAAGGACTCCACGATAATGTTCCAAGTGGAGGTCCGACATAATACGCAGTTTCATACAATTTCCTAGTTGGATGCAAATACTTATTTAAGTTCATCCAGTGTGTTGGCAACATCCTTGTCGAATCGGAATTCTAGAGCACGTGGAAGGAACAGGCTCTTTACATCACGACCTTTGCTCTGAATAACCGCATTGTACATTACTTCTAGTACACGACCAACGACATCATCTTTCTTTAGAGTCTTGCGCTGTTCATCAGTAAATCCAGAACCAACAGAGACTTCAAGCAGACCATCTGATGTTTGGCAAACCAAGGCTCCCATCATACCAGTATATTTTCCAGTACCTTCAGCCCAATCTACAACTACCAGATCAGCTACTTCTTCTGCCTTGAGTTTCACCAAATCCTTGCTACGCTTAGGAACCCACTTGGACTTTAGATTTTTGATGATGGCACCTTCTTCTTTCTTTGCCAACATCTCAGCAAAGAATTCTTGTGCTTCTTCTGCTGAATTAACAATCCGAGATTCTACTTGACGGAAGCGAAGCATCGGTGAGAAGGATCCAACCAACTCAAATGCAGCTTTAATTTTATTGTGACGGTCGATTAGATCGATTGTGCCAGTTTGATCAACAATATCCCACGGACAGAAGATGATACGAGCAGCTTCGTCTTTAGAGATAGTTCCCTTATTGGCCTTATTCAGGATACCATTACCAGTACTGCGGTCTGCAATACTCAGATCATCATTGACAACAAGGAGTTCACCATCCCAAGTCTGACCTGGTTCCATGAATAGTGATGCAGTATGATCCAGAGCACCCAAGAGTTGGAATTCTTTACCAGAACGACTCATTGCGGTAGCCTTTGTACCGTCCCAGTTAAGGTGACAACGAGCACCATCACACTTCAGTTCAGCTAGTGCAGGATAAACAATGTAGTCCATATCTTTACTACAGAGCATGACTTCAAAGGTTGGAATCAACCCTGGCCAGATTTTATTGACTGTGTTCGTCTGAGCACCAACATCGAGGTCCCGCTTAATGATCAGTTCGATCACTGCAGCATCTTCACGTTTGACACTGGAAAGAATATTGCTCAAGTAATCAATGGCTGCATGTCCAGTAACTTCACGATTGGAAATTTTTGACAGTTTATCAATGGCCTCAGTCAGTGACATGATTGGCTTTGTCTCAATTCCATAACCAGGAATCTGGCGCAGATAGAATTGGGAATATGGGTTCAGTGTTGTAAAAAAGACCTGTTTGAGGACTTCATTGTCAACTTCACGTTTCAGGATATTAATTTTATCATTTCTTGAACTTGTTGCTGCCAGCTCGTTCAATATTTTTAATATGTGCATAATAAATCTCCTATCAATAATCATCAATTATATAAATATAGTTATTAAATGTCAATGAAATTTAGCATTGAGTTTAAATTTACCCATCGCGATACGCCAATATCCATGGGTTCTAGTTCGATTACTTACAGGAGAAAACCAGCATGAATATTTATTCATCGGATAAAGCATTTCCATATGTTTATATTTGCACACATAAAGAGACTGGGCATTTTTACATTGGATATAGGGAAGCAAATACTCAACCATCAAATATCGATTTACCAAGATATAAAACTTCATCAAAAGTAGTAAATCCAACCTTTGATGACTTTTATTGGGAAATAATAGCAGAATTTTTATGTGGTGATGATGCTTATGATTTTGAACAACAGCTCATTAATGAACATTGGTATAATGAATTATTAATAAATTCAGTTTGCTATTATAATAAACAAAAATTCAAACCAACCATAGAGTCAGTAATTAAAACAAAAGAGACTAAATTACTAAGACATGGGATATCAACATACAACAATACAGAAAAGAGAAATAAAACAATAAATGATGAAGATTGGAAAAATACAACTGGGAAAATTCGAGCTAATAATATTTCCGAATCTTTATCTAAGACATTAAATTCAAAAGAATATGAACAAAATATGAAAGTGAAAACAGAAAAGAGAAATAAAACAATAAATGATGAAGATTGGAAAAATACAACTGGGAAAGAAATGGCCACAAAAATATCACAAATACAACATTCAGAAGAATGGAAAATTAAGAATTATAAAACATGTGAGCATTGTAATAAATGGTTAAGCCCAGGTAATTATTCTAGACATCATGGAAATAAGTGTAAAAATAAAATCTAAAGTCGACTGTTGTCGGCACGAAGTTCTTTGATGATGTCTAGGATACTCATGATTATTCCTCTTTATTTGATTTATAGTAATTATAACAGATGTACTTGTTTATGTCAATCGATTTCTACGCCAGGAATAATCATTCCTACCATTAATGCAATTTCTTTAGTCTTACATGCTATCCTTAATGGTACCCAGCCAGTAATCCAAATGTCATAAGGAGAATTCATATAAAACTCCGGTGGGTACTTTTCTGATACTTTAAACATAGACTTTAGCTGTTGTAATGATTCAATTCTATTGTCATAGTCATTACCAGATAATTTATGCAGGTAAAGTTTCAAAGTGATAGGTTTAGCAACAGCCATGTCTGCTCATCCTTAAAGTAGAAAGTATATTCTTGGACACTAAACTCATCTGCATCCTCATCCTCTATACAGTCATATTCTACCCACCATTGGTATTTTGAAATGTTAGGTCTTTTAGTTGGTGGACTTTCCCACAACTTTCCTTTTCCATAAGCGCCAGTCTCAAGTAGAGTTATGAGTTTATTAACAGTCCTCATAACATTACCTTCACTTGCTGATTCAACATAAAACGTATTGCTTATCATACTGGATGCCTAAATGAAGTTTTAAGATCAAACCCAGCACCAATAATCTTGTACTTTTCTTCTACTTCAAGCATTGGTCGATCATTGATACGAAGAGTATTTGTAAGGAAAAACTGTAACTGTTGCCATACATCTTGAGCATGCATAACCTTTGGAAAGTCAGTATTGCGTAGGGGGAAGTTCTTCCATATATTACCACCGCAACTTAAAAAGTAGGGAGTTTGTAGAGTACCAAATGGAGCTTCGTCTTGAATAACTTTGTTTTCAGCAAAACACCCATCGTGGTTATATCTCTCTTGAAGTCCAGCATTGATATATCTCCACTTACGATATCCCTTCTTTGGGATATCGGGTGAATCAATAAACATGTCTGCCAATTTAGTACCAGCAAATATAACCAAATCAGTATTAGTGCTAGTTGGAATAAAAGTAACAACATTTACTGGATAAATCTTTCCACAAAAGCCAAACCAGCCGGCATGAACTGCATCGATTCCTTTTACCCCAAGTCTTGCTTCATGAGCAGGATTGTGTCGCTTACTTTCATAGTAATTGTAAGTCATCCAGTTTGGATTGATCTTTTCCTCGCACTTAACTGCCAGGTTAAAGTATCGATTTTCCCAGTGGTTTATTGTATTAGCCAACCTACGATATGGAATAGTCTTATCCACACCATAGGATGCCATGTGATCGTAGTAATCTTTGAAATTTGTAATAAGTAACATACTATAGTCCCAATGCAAGAATCAGCAATTGTTCTTCCCAGTCCTTCAGTGATTGGTTCAACTTTTCCAACTTCTCTTCGTACAATCGTTTATTCTTTGTACGATTTACTTCAGGAATTGTCTGGGATACTTCTTTTACCATGGTATCAAAGTTTGCAAATATTGCGGATAGGTCTTTAATATACCTTGAATTTATCGGTAGAGCATCCCAGGTTTTAGACCAGAGTTCGTATCTTACCGAACTCCAGTCTTCTAACTTACTTAGCTTCGTATACATAAGGCTTGTCCCACTGACCAACATTAATGGAAGTATAGAAACCAACATCAAAATAGTCGGTCTGAGGATCACTGTTGTCATGGTTACCGACATTTGCTGCTTCCATCAATTCTTTGAGGAATGCTTTAGCTTTGCCGGTAAAGTGTTCATGGTACCAATATTCATTAACACGAAGTGAGCCTTCAGCGCGGCGATGGTCATCATATGCAAGAGCAACAGTTTCGTTGTAATTTTTGATGAAGTCAATAGAACCGGACTTGATGTTGATCACGAAAGTGGAGTGGTTATTAACACCAAGTGAAACCTTTACACCGTACTTCTTAGCAATGCTTTTGATGGAAGGTGCACGAGCTGCTTTCATTTCTTGATTAAACCATGCCATGTTATTTCTCCTTCAGTGTTTGATCGATTGAGTTCATTATAACTCAAGGAGAAATAATTGTCAACACATGGACAAACAAAAAGCACCAAAAGGTGCTCATTGTGCCCAGTGACTTACTGGTTTACCCAACCACGGAAGTACTTTAGCCCTATCAGTCTGATACTTTCGCCACTCATTAAATTTAATCCTCTTCATGAGTTTAGCATTATGTACCTTTGCAACATCGATGATTCCTGCTTCAGCCAACAAATCAATCATTGACATGAGGTCACCAATCTCAACCTCAAGTTCTTCCCTGTTTGTCTTTTCTCGTACAGGGTGAGTATCATCTATACCAAACCGAAGTATCTTACTGATGACTTGAGTTACTTCAGCACATTCTTCTGCTGTTGTAATCAAAAGTTCATCAACACCATTGGATATCACTTTACTTCAACCATATCAAGTACACGCTCAACATATTCCTCAAGGATAACACGAAGCTGATCTTTTGTTAACTTACCTTTAAGGGTAAATTTATCACTTTCTACCTGTTTGAGTCGGATCCATTCTGCACCAACTCCTTTCCAAGAGTACTTGAAACAGATATCAGTAGAGAATATGTCACCAATCTCAGGAGAGTTATTCATGGTTACTTTCATTGTGTAGGATAAACAGCTGTAATACAATACTCAAAACATCCTTTGGAAAACCTTCCCGATCCCCACGGTAGTCAATGATAAGTTGTACAAAATAATCATCAATTTGTGCTGATCCCCATAGGAGTTCAAGTTTGTCGGCAATTCGCTTAAATCCCTTTACAGAGAGTCGGAAAAATAACTCATCCCGACTCTCCTTAGGTACTTTAAGTTTTACTTTCTTTGGTTCAACATAGTTCACTTGTAAAAGTTCCCAATTTCAATTGCAACACATCGATCAAATAAGTCATCAGTAATAGGCAGATCGTATACCTTTGCAAGACCCTCTTTTGAAGTTTCATGCAAAACTGAGAATACAATATGTTCACACATAACCATGATTTCTTCGAAGTTCATTGCTCTTCTCCAATAGATTCCAAAAATTCATTCCAGAGATAACCATCTTCCATTGCCGCAATAAGTGTGTTACCGTTACAGATAATACGATCACCACCAGCATTTTCCATGATATATTCTGCATACTCATCAGAATATTGTAAATCTTCGATTTGGCGCTTAGTCAACATTTTGTTTCTCCGATCAATCATCTATGAGTACATTATAATTGATCGGAGAATATATGTCAATCTGTTTCTAGAACTTTGTAACGATCTACCATAACAGTATCCATCATTGCACGGATAGGAGTATACTCTTCACCTGATAGAACAACCTTCAGGATAGAAGGAGAGAAACCAGAAACCATGCTTACACCAGGTTGATTTGCTCCTACTTGAGCATCACGACCATAAGCAGCATTCAAATTCCAGAAGATCATCTGTGGCATCTTGTAACCTGCCTCTGCAAATGTCTTTTCCATAGCTTCGAAGTTTGTATGACCATGTCCATATCGACCCTCGGCCATATTGAACTGCATGTCGCTCAAGACAATCAAGTACTTTGGCATATCTTCTTGTGAAGCATTTACACTCTTTGCATGCTTCAGAATCAACTTGTATGTTGCTTCAAAGTTAGTAGAACCACCCCATGGAAGATTCTTGATGTTTGAAAACTCATCATAGATGCCATACTTCATGAAGTAGAAGGTTGGATTTTCGTGGAAGGTAATCATACCCTTAGCGAATGGACCAGTATTCTTACTTGCAATGTATGCACCTAGAGAGATGGAGATATCCATACAAGATAGACCACCACTAGCTTGGCATGACATTGAACCAGAAACATCAACAACTGGAAGAATTGAAACACCCTCCTTGATGTAATTTGGTAGTGCATCCCACTGAGCATTAATTACTTCTCGGCTAGCATCAGACTTGAATGTGCGGTATACATCATAAGGATAAGATACTGAGACATTAACCTTAGTAACACCAGACTCCAAACCAGACTTCCAATCATAGTAACCTGGGTGCTGCTTCTCGAAAGCCTTTTGGTACCGAGCTGAAGCAACTGATGGTACGTGAGACAGATTGATATCTTCCCACTTCTTAGCACACATCAGAGTTTCAGTTGTGATAACACCAGAGCAGAATTTGCGGTACTGCTTAGGAGTCATACCAAGACCCTTCATCAATCGGAATGCAACAGCCTTGTTGGCTGACTTTTCACGAGGAAGCCACTTAGCAAGTAGACCAATGTCACCAGTGTTGATTTGAGCAGCAATCTTTTGGATAACCAACTCAAAGAATGAATCAAGTACAAATAGATCGTCCCAACGACCAAGTTCTACAGTCTTGTTAACGACAGTCTGCATTACTTCCATACCGTTTGTATTTGCCATACACCAAGTTTCAAATTCCTTGAGCATGATACGGTATGCACGACGCTCGCCAGCACCACCACGACAATCTCGGGCCCACAACATAATGCGAGTAGCTACATCAATATCTTCCATTGCTGCATTGTAGAACATATTGACAATGTCATTTTCATTTACTTGACGAGCAGAACCAACCTTGCTGAATAAGTCAACACAGGATGAACCTGTAGACTTCAGTGTTGGTGCACCATTAGCGGTAGAAGTAAAATTACGGATAGACTTCACGATCGGATTCATGTTTATTTCCTTTGCTGTAATGAATCAATATTAAACAGATAAAACTTCTAAGGTATTCTTGTATGCTTTAGAAAGAGTAACATAACCAAGCTGATCTTTAAGGTCAATATTTTCTGACCACAAGTAATCAGTTGGAGTTAGTGTTGGTTTAAACTCACCAGATTCGGATAGACACACAATTTTATAAACACCAGTTTCTTTGTGTGCACAGATATAAATTCCTGGTACATCAGGAACGGTAGTGTATAGATTACCTCTTAACATAATTCCTCACTTATCACATTTTATTGTGAATTTTTCTATTTCTAGATTTTTACTTTGAGCAATTTTTGCCAATTCAGCTGCAGCTCTATAGCACTCAATCTTAAGATTTGATTGGTTAGCAGAATCAATCATGCCAACTAAAGCCCATGGTATAACACAAAGTGCAATTATGATACATACTGTTTTATCGATGCCTTCCATTACACACTCCAATCATTTTATTCAACTCTTCTTTTGGAATTTGTTGAGTTTTTAATGCAGCAATAATAACTTCATTGCAATTATGAACTCGAGTCATCATACTCAACTGTTCATATGCCATATTACCAAATATACCTGCTATGGCTAAAATGACAAATGTATATACGGTAATGTCTTCACTTTTCATTATAGCATTACAATCCAAGTATTTTCTTTTCCTGATCTGTCAACTTAGTCAAAGCTTTTGACTTCATCTTTTCGATCTGGATTTCCTCAAATTCAGACATTGAATCTAGGATTAAAATCGTAGTAGGTCTGATATGTTCAACATCCCTTGGTGATTGATAACCCATTACACAATACTGAGAGTATACATCGGATGTTACATACTTTTCAGCTTCACTCCTAGTAGTAAATCGAGCAACCACCTTCATTGGACCACGACCCTCGGTAGTATCAGTGTGCCCATATACTTCAAAACATTTAATATTTTGCATTATGCCCTCACAATTCCAATAACATTAATCACTGCATACATTAAAGATACCCAAAATAAACTCTTGGATGCATCAGACTTCAGAAGTAGAAAACACCCAGTAACACTTGCAATAAAGAATAGGATGTAACCTTCTAGTTGATAACCAGTATTACTAGCGACCAGTAAAGCACCCCCAATACTACATAACAAATAAAGAGTATCCAAGAATTTTTTAAATACTGTTCCATTTTGCATCACCGATCCTTCAGTCTCTTGAATACATCAATGTTTTCCATGAGTATAACCTTCAACGTGTCCCAACAGTATTGTCTCCACTCTTCCTCAGTGATTTCACAATTAATAAACTTTTTGTACATTTCTTCGTAGCTCATGCTGCCACCTTGAAGTAACCGTATGGGAGGTTATAATCATAACACAGAAAATCCCAATCATCGTGTGCATCTGAACCGTCCATAATCCAACGGAGGGCGGTTTCACGATTCTTTGCACCATCAGCAATGGTCTTTGCGACCAGAGCTTCAAACTGCTGGATGGAAGCTTGTTCCCGAGCTTCTTCTTCAGCAAAGACAACCTTTGCTCGTTCAGCCAGAACCTTCAGTTCAGCCTCAAACCACTCTTCGGAATTCCACTGTTCTTCACTCATAAAGCGTGGCCTGAAACCGTAAACTTCTTTGTAGAAGTCAGAATATTCGGATTGGAGATTTTCCAGCTTGGTGTATTCACGGTATGTCATGATGTTTCTCCACTTGTTTATCGATTGAGTTCATTATAACAAGTGGAGAATTAATTGTCAACCGAATTGTACAATCTTTTCTTCTGACAGAACTTCTAATTCAATGAGTTGCTTGATTGTCAAATCAGGCCTCTTGCTTGAATGATGGATACCAATCCCACCATGATAGAACCAAGCCTCTGTATTTCTCTCCATATCATCAACCAGAATGTCACCGTGACGACAGTAGTCAACTTTATGTTTCCAACCGTCAGTACAGATGACTTCGATAGTATCAGAAAGATATTTTGCAACCCATGCTTTCTTGTCTGCTTCTGCTGTATTCAATTTACCAGTGAGTCTAGGTAGGGCTGTCAGAATCTTTACATTGCATGTAGCATAGTCATTGATACGATCAAATAGTAATTTGGCACTAGGTAGTGGTTCTAGCTGCAAGAAAAGGTGGTCGACCTTATCTAGGATCGACCAAGCCTTTTCTGGATCCTGATGGTATGGAAATCCAACCAGTTCCTCAAACTTAGCTTCAAAGTCTGCAAAAACTCCATCCAAATCCAAATAAATGTTGCGCACTTAACATCCTTTCCTAAACATATTTTTGATAGTTTGTCCGATGTTAATATCAAACATTGTATTGAGCATTGCACCAATCAACCCAAAAGAAAATAATATAATCATAAGTAGAATTAGGAAAATTACAATCGCAAACATGGTTTCAATCATAATTCCTCCGGCACTTCCATCAATGTAACAAGGTTAGCATTACTATATCGTTTATCAGATGTAACCTCACGACCGAACCAAGTAGGAGGAATAAAATTTAATGAATCCTCTGGATTATCAAATTCAACCTCTGCAACTACTAGTCCTGCTAATCGACCATGAAATACATCAAGTTCAATATCGTAACTATTATGATTAGGTACATAGTACCGAGTCTTTGTAATTACTTGTGATTGTTCATTAAGTAGAGTCATGGCCAATTCCAAAGGAATTTCCATCTCTTTTTCAAAAACTCCACCCTCTACTTCAGATGGACCTTTTGCAGTAATGATACCAATAAAATTACCTTCTTGTTCAACTGTGCGAATTCTCAAACATGCTTTCTTTGCAGTAATTGCATAACCCTGAGTAATAAAAGCATTGTCTAATCCATCAGTGGCTGGCCTTTCTTTTACCAGCCACTTGCGCTCAATTTCTACATCTTTCATAGATAAGTCTCCAAACGTGCACGAATTTCAGCAAATGAATCATTAACAAGAATCTTACCGTCTTTGTATACAGTCTGCAAGAATCCAAGTTTTTCAACATGTTGTTCACACCGATCTACCAATACAAACTGATCATTGTTATCCTTACCAACACTCAACAATCCCTTTGCGGACTTCTTAGTACCAGAATCAGTCTTTGGATCCTTGAAGATTGCCTGTCCGACACCTTCAATTTCGACATAGGTTGCCTTCATTGCAAACCCGAGAGTATCACGAGTCTGGTATTGGAAAGTATAACTACCTACACCGAATACGATGTTATCAGAAGCAAATCCCTTTGCAGCTAGACGATATAGGATTTCATCTGCACGTTGTGGAGTAATGGAGTCTCCATAGATCAAACCAACTCGCTGATTCAGAGTCTTAAACCCTTTATCATTGGTCGTGGTGCCAAAGATTTCAGCAAGGCATTCAACAGCACCTTTGAAAGCAGGAGAACCAACCTCAGCTTCAGGATCACCACAGATAATCTTAACAGGATCACCTGAGTCAGGCCGGAATACAACCTTTGCCAAACCAAACTGGTCAGGAACCCGTGCAAGAATTTCATCTTTGAGTTCACGAGCAGTGTTGGTAATAACATTCCAGAAGTCCCAAGTATCAGATACGATTGATACAACACCAGAAGGATATGTTTTAATCAGTCGCCGGAAGGTTTCAACTTCTGATTCCTTACCACCTGCACACATCACACTGTGTTCAGTTGCTGGTACAGAACCGCCAACAAAGGTTTCCTTACCACGGTAACAGTCATTGATCAACTTTACTGCTGGTAGGTTATCAGTACCGGTAGAACTCAACAGATGACCAGCACCAGATTTAGCAGCATCATAGATACCAGACATACCACGTACAGAAAAATCGTGTGACTGCCACTGCACGAATCCTTCAAAGCCACCAGTGAGTTTCTGGTACTTATTCAGAATCTTCCGATATACGAAAGAAGTAGTTGCAGAGGTACAGGATTTCCAAAGTTCACAAGACATCCAAGTCTCAAGGAAATTTGGCAACCATGCAAATTGTGGCAGAGTATTGGTGATGGTAAGAACCGGTACACCAATCGGTACACGTACTCCCTCAGGAAGGGCCTTGATTTCCAATGGAAGGTAACCGAGATTGTGGAGTTCTTCGAGTCGACTTACATTGAATCCATTAGGACCACAAAATGGTGCATAAAACTCTAGAGCTTCTTTTTCCACTTCATCAAATGCAAGGTCGAAAAAGGTTTCTTTCCATACTGCATTGAGTTCTTGCAAGAACATCTGTAGACCAAACCAAACAATCTTACCATCTTTAAATTCAGATGGGACATTGAAGTGAGACTCAGAACGAGGAGTGAAGTTAGAATAAACCTTAGTAATACCAACTGGATATTGTTCGGCGTGCGAAAGCTTGTAAGAGTCAATAGAGGTTAACGCAGTCTGTTTAAACATAATATATTTCCTTTTCACAATTCAAATTATCATAAATACATTATAGACAACTAGCAATTAATTGTCAATAGAAATGCCCATCGCAATCCTGGCAGATTCATGGGCTCTAGACATTTCAACAATCAGAAAGGATCCAATTATGTCCAGCACAAATATTTATACTCCATTTACATATCTAATAGGATGGTCAAAATTAGACATTTGGTACTATGGAGTTAGATTTGCCAAAAATACAACACCAAAAGATTTATGGACTGTATACTTTACATCATCTAAGCATGTTACTAACTTTAGAAAAATGCACGGAGAGCCCGATGTAATTTCAATCAGAAGGGAATTCACATGTAAAGAGGATGCTTTAAGTTGGGAACATAAAGTATTACATAGAATGAAAATAGGCAAAAACAAAAGATTCTTAAATGTATCTACTGGATACGGTGATTACTTTCATGATGCAACAGGTTTAAAACAATCAGAGGATCATGTAGCCAAAAGAGCAGCTGGGAGGAGAGGAAAGGGTTGTCCTATATCAGGTAGATTAAAAATAGGAGAGAAAGCAAAGGGCAAAATAGTAGTAATAGATAAGTTAGGAAATAAATTTAAAGTTAATAGTGATGATCCATCATACTTATCTGGTGAATATGTCGGTCATACTAAAGGGTATTTTTGTGCAAAAGATAGTAATGGCAATAAATTTCAAATAACTAAAGAAGATCCAAGATACATTTCAGGAGAATTAGTTGCAGAATCAAAAGGACGAATTCCCAAAAATAAGAAACCACTATCTCCAGAAGATATTTTATTAAATGAATTAAAACAGATTCACAATATAGTTTATGATAGAAAAACTGCCGTGTGGATCAATAATGGATCTACAAGATCAAGAGTAATGCCACAACTTTATGAATTATACTATAAGTCTAATGGCTGGAATATAGGTAGATGAAGTCACAGGAGGTCAGTGCAGTCTGTTTAAACATTTTTATTCCTTTTATTAAACCATGCCAGATCGGCGTTGTTAATATTGTTTACAGTGTATATTTTATCAAAACATTCTAAGGGTGTCAACCCTTTGCTAAAGATTCCGTGTGTAACGCAGAGAACAAGTTCCCCGCTAAACCCCTTCGCTTTAATTGCTTTTGCAAGCTCAATAAAAGTACGACCGCCATCGCAGATATCATCAATAACATAGAGGACAGCAAATTCATCCAACCCAGGTGAATTAATTGTAGTTGCAACAATCTCGCCAGTTGATACATCACGCTTCTTACCAGCTTCAATGACTGGGAGATTGATCAGTTTTGCAAGATTGTAAATCTTTTTCAAAGCACCAGCATCAGGTGATACAAGAGCTGAATGTGCAAGATTATACCGAGAATGACGATTCTGTTGTAGAATCAAGTTGTGCATCAACTCCCACTGTGGACGTACAGATAGATTACCTGCTTCAAACATACCAGCAAGAACATCGCTGTGCGGATCCCAAGTCTCTACCTCGTCAAAGTTACACGACTTGATCATAGATACCACAACTTGTAATGCAAAAGGTTCACCGTTCGTCATTACTCGATCCTGTCTAGCAAATGGGAAGTATGGAATAACAAGTCTGAGTTTGGTTGTTCTATTGACATTACGAATAGCATTAACCAGCAACATCATGTCAACCAAATCATCTGAACAAGTGAAATTGCACTTTACTGAGAATGATCGATATCGTTCAATGTCCAGTGGATCCTCAATTTTTACATTGCGTTCACCTCCTGGGAAGGTCCACCATTTCAGTGGAATGTCTTTGTTACCACCAAAAAGAGTAATCATTCTTGCACCTCGAATTCTTCTACATAACATTCAACATACTTATCTTGTTTTTGTAATTCATCTGAGCGAATCTTTGCCTTTTCCTCTGACAGGAAGATTTCAACAACAGAGTCAAATTCATACTGCAAGTATTGTTTTACGCAATAGACTTTCATTTCAGTTCTCCCAATTAATGAGTTAATTATAACTCATCTAGAATTAAATGTCAATACTTTAAGCCTTATTGGACTTCTTGACCGTCTTTACATATACACCACGTGCAGTCTGTTCATATACTGCTTTAATCACAGTTGAACATTTATTACAGCGATATTTTTGACCACCGATGTAAATTTTCTTATGAATTGCAGGAGTAACGAGATGTTCACGGCAGGAACAGGTATATGCAACATAGGTTCGAACAACCGTGCGTTTGGCTTTAGTGACATCATAACTGTGGCAGCGTTTACCATTACCACCCATGGCAAGGAATACTCGTTTGAATTCCGGGCCATGATGTTGTTTTGCATTTGGATAAACTGCACGAGTAACAAGATGAGCTACTTCATGGCAGATTGTATTGATAAACTCTTCTGAATTTTCTTTTGCAAGAGTCAGATTAAAAGAAACCTTATGTTCTTTGTAATATGCACGACCTGCAACAACTCCCTTATCAAAAAATTCTACAGTTGGCATTGCCAATTTTGGGTAGATTTTGCGACCTTCTTCGACCAGAAGGGTGACTGCCTTTTTGATTTGGGTCTTGTTCATGGTAATCTCCAGATGTTTATCGATTGAGTTCATTATAACAAATGGAGAATTAATTGTCAACGGGTGTACTGTATTTTTGCTAACAATGCTAACTCTTCTGGTACAAATGCAACACCCTGTTCAGTTATGATACCGATGTTTGTGAGATATTTTGGAAAATCAGCAGGTTCGCCTCCATGGTCCTTTCTGAGTTGTAAGATCATTTTAGTAAACCAAATATGATTAGCATCATACTCGAACAGTTTAATTATTTCCACGGTTTTAGCTCTATCAACAATACAACAATTGTTATACAAATCACAAGAGCTGGCTGTGTTAATAGACCTATTCCTCCATGGGCTAGAAGGATACCAAGAAGAGCATACATTACATATATCATTTTATTATACCTTTATTTCTTTGAAGTATTTGCAACCAATAGACATATCTTGCAAGAATAACGGTAACTGTGATTTCTCTGCACCTTGTTTTACTTTGTCTGTAAATTTGATAAAACAATGCTCATCGGCACATTTAGCATTGCAGTAAGCACGGTCCCTGTAGTAGAGCATTATTTTACAACACTCGATGTTAAAGTTGCAATGATAAATTGGTTGAAAGTCAACCAAGTAGCAAGTGTAACAAATATTAGTGTCACATTCATTTTGATACTCATCATTTTACTCCGAACCGAGTTTTAATTTCCTTTACTGAAAGACCATAGCCATTAAATGTTGTACTTTCAATAATGTTGATGCATTCACTAGCTACTAATTCTGCAAATTTATTATACCATGCCTCGCCTACATAACACTTTGCAATAGGACACAGTTCAGTAGATGCTTGTTGTGCTAGCTCTTTAATTCTCTCATTCATCACTTTTCTCCAAAGTATTCACGGATACCACGGGAAAACATGTTTTCCCCACCATCCAAATCTGCCACAACCTCTGCACACTTTTCAATCAGCAGCTGAGTAAATTTTTCATAATCAATAGTAACAGTATCACCCATACCAGAATACCGAATAGTGGAAGCTTGGTCTAAAACCTGTTTCAGATTTTCGTTCATTTCGTCCATTTTGTTTCTCCTGTTGATCAATCTATGAGTTCATTATAACTCAAGGAGAATTAATTGTCAATCGGCACAACCTTGAAAATTTGATAATTTTCACCTGGGTACTTTTTCTTAACATACTCTAAGAATGATGTTGCATCTTCAATAGTACCATAGTGTACTTCTGATCCGTATGCATATACTCCAATACTACCGGAATTACCCTCCCAGTAGCTACCAATACAATAATTAAATTCACTCATTTTCTACAATCTCCAAAGGTACCTGACCATTGACTGTAACTGTAACAGAACCTATAACATAGATCCACTTAGGCATTCCTTTGATGTTTGTGGCTTGTGGTTCTGCAAACTGTACACATCGGCGGAGGAATGTTGTAGATGGAGTCAAATAACAATAAGTTTTATCTGACTCAAACATGCCATCAGTAGAAACAAGCCACTGTATGTTTTCACCAGATCCTGTGTGTCTAAACAGGTAAAATCGTTCTTGAGTTGAGTGTTCTTCATTCTTCATAAGTATCATACCTCAGTTGAAGTAAAAGCATTGTTTCTTCACTTACCAATACTCTACCACTATCAAATGTGCTAATACCAGTACCTGGTTGCTCATCAATCAGTTTATTTGCTTCTGTACTATTGACTGACAAATGATACAACTTTTTGTCACCAAAATCAAAGCAATCTAAAATGTTGAGTGGCGCCGGTTCTGGATGATCAATTCCTACTCCCTGTAATAGTGCTTTTACTTCTGCATCATTTAGGAAATTAGCCATTATCTGCCAATTTTTGTGTAATTTCAAAGTAGAACATTTGATATTTGACCATACGAGCGAAATCTTTTTCAGTAACGCCCTTCAGTCTACGGATATCAGTATTATGAGTAAGGTCAGCTTTCTTGACAATCATTGCATCAATGTTGCTGAATACACCCTCTTTGTATTCCTCAAAGGTTTGACCTGGGATTTTTGTCAAAGATTTAATACCATCGATGGCACGTTCAGAAATACCAGCATCACGTAGTTCTTGGTAAGTAACCTTGGTATCTTCAATCACATCATGAAGGATAGCGATTACTTGGTAGAGTTCTTCGTCCCGATATACCGGATCCAAAAGAGCTGCAACTGCCAGAGGATGCAGGATGTATGGTTTGCCACCCTTGTCATATTGTCCGGCGTGGGCATTTGTTGCAATTAGAATGGCTGCACTAAGCATTTCACCTTTTTTCATTTTGGTTCCCTCTTTCGTTGTCTTGTTAATCATCATGAGTTCATAGTATCAATTGGTACAATAAATGTCAATGGGTTGGAAAAACTCTTTAGTAAAACTAATTTTGACACTAGGAAAAACTCTGATAAAATCGACTTGTGAGGTCGATGATAAAGAGTAGATGTAACTAGAAAGAAACTAAGAAGAAAAGGGAAAAGATTAGTATTACTTGATAGATTTTAGATACTGTTCAGCAGATGATTTCTTAGTGAACCAAGACTTCTTGTTATCAATCAGTAACCGTTCATCATCACAGAAGATGATCCAGTGACCGTACCATCCTTTAATTTCATAAGTAGACTTCATTTTGTTTCTCCTAATTTCCTGAATCCTTCTGCCTGTATTTTGACAAAGTAATCTTCATACTCAGGATAGTCACAAAAATCATAATCCCAATAGAGAACTTTACCGTCTGGATAAACTCTGAAGTCACCAACATCTGTAATTACATCAACATAGACTTTAATTACTTTTTCTGAGGAATAGATTTTCATTTTGCCAATCCTTCATAGTCGAAAAAGAGTTCTTCCACAGTGAATTTATAACCGTATACTCCTCGCCATTTAGATTCATACTTGGCTACACTTTCTGCTTCCTTCTTGGTCTTGCAGAGTTGTTCGATCACTTTGCTAGGACGGATCTTTAAAGAATCTTGTTTGTATACTACCCACATTTCGTTCTACCTTGTGTTGTATTTCCCATGAGTTAATAGTATCAAGTAGAACAATAAATGTCAATCTGTTACTATAAATTTCTCAACATGAACAACAATAACTGATCTTCACTTAGGCCTTCTGGATATATCTTACCGTTTACTTGTTTTAGGTAAATTCCTTCTGCAAAGAGCATATCCTCAAATGTCTTTCTAGAGTATGTCCTTTTGTGTACTGAGGATAATTCTGGTACACCGTAGTACATAGCCTTCGATTGTATTGAATTTGCTCTATAGTGTCTTTCCCATAACTTCTTGAGTAACTCTTCTAATTGGTCCATAATTAGTTCTTGTACAAAGTTACATATGTCGGGATAGGTACATTCTTGTTTACTTCTAAAGCAACCATACCTTCAGGAGTTTCAAATTGACCATAAACCTTGCTAGTGTAACAAGTAGACATATTCTTTGTTCCACATTTGTAAGTTTGTTCTTCAGCTACATATTTTACAAATTTAGCAGTAACTGGTGTATTGACCATCGGGATGTTGTTTTTCGGATCAAAACTAACAGAAGCACCGAAGAGAGTAAGTGCAATCATAATTCCACTAGACACGACAGAAAACATTGGAGAATCTTCCCAACACCACCATGCAACAACCAACCAAATGGATGTGATTACTGTGAAAATATAAAAGCCACCATGGCAACCTGCATCATTTGTAAGTTCAATTAGGCTGTACATTTTCTACTCCAGTGTTTGATCGATTGAGTTCATTATAACAAAGAGAGTAATATTTGTAAATAGGTTGTACAAAATAAAAGGACCTTTCGGTCCTTTGTGTTATTGAATCTTAGGCTTCATTGCCTCTATTTTCTCTTGTTTGATCTTCCATGCTTCTTCAAGAGGCGGTACGATCTGTTCAGCAATACTTACATACACAGCCGCGGCTTTAGAGTCAGGATCACCAACAACAGTAGGTGCACCAGCATCGGCATAGTGTCGAATATCTGAATTCAACGGTAGACTACCAAGAATCTTAATACCGTACTCCGATTCCAATAGTTCTGCACCACCAGAACCGAAGATGTGTTCCTCATGACCACAATTCTTACATGTGTGAGTAGACATATTTTCTACAACACCTAGGATAGGTACCTTTGCAGCTTCGAACATTTTAAAGCCCTTGATGACATCAATGATGGCAATGTTCTGTGGAGTTGTTACAATTACTGCTCCGGCTAGGTTAAACTTTTGAGCAAGTGCAATCTGAATATCTCCAGTACCAGGTGGCATATCGATGACCAAGAAGTCAATATCACCCCACTCTGTCTGCATGAGCATCTGTTCAAGTGCTTGTACAATCATAGGGCCACGCCAAGCTACTGGAGTAGCTACATCGATACTGAATCCAATACTGTTAACCTTAATCCCATGTGACTCTAGAGGAATGATTTTATCCTCAATCTTTGTTGGTTTTTGGTCAGATATCCCCATCATCTGAGGTTGACTTGGTCCATAGATATCTGCATCAAGTAGACCAACTGTTTTACCTAGTTTATTAAGTGCTAGTGCTAGATTAGCAGCAACTGTACTTTTGCCAACACCTCCCTTGCCGGAAGATACGGCAACAATATTTTTAACTGTTGGCAACATATCAATAGCCATTAATTTTCTCCTTCATAATTTTTAATCATCGAATACAATACATCTGGATTTAATACTAGAAGTCGCTCTGGATAAGCCAGAGGTTGTTTGGATCCGTCTATATAGACTTTGTTATATCTAATGTTTGCTGTGCATACCTTTATATATGCCATTCCACCATTGTTGATTGCTCTAGCTACTTTAGCACCATCGATGATTGGATTACCTAACATATCGTGCAAAATATTCTCCAAATTCTTCTTCAGTTAAATCACCAACATCTTTACCTTCTGGTAGATATACACAGCTATCACCATAATCAGCTAACATCAATCCTGCCTTGTCTCCTTGAACACATGCAACCTTATGATTTGGTAGAGCACTCAACCAAGATCGTAGATGAACAGGGTTACAACCGAGACATGCAACGGCATTTAAACCATTCCAATGTAATCGGCATGCATCAAAAACACCCTCTGTCAAAAACAAAGGTTGATATGGATCATATGTTTCAAGTCCCCAAACGGCAAGTTCTGCTGTCTTGCTAGCACATGGTTTCGTTACCCATGTATAATACCTAGCTAATTTAGGGTCATCCAAATGTACCTTAGGATTATTTGGTGCATAATGCTGATAACCAACCATCCTTCCAGACAGATTAAAAAGAGGAAACGTTGCCGAATCCTCTGATAAGGAAACATTTGGATACTTATTTAAGTCGAAGTATCTTAATAGTAGATGTTTCCTAAGTTCCATTTTAAAGCTCTTTGATAGAATCGACAACCAAAGAAAATCTAAGAGAAGCACGAGTTCTCTTAGCTTGTTCATGTTTTACCATTTCATTAAAAATAGATTTTGCTTCATCTACAGAATCAGCTTTGATTGTCACAAAATCCATTTCTTCTTTACCAAATTCATCCCAACCGGGAATTTGGTACCAGTAACTAACAATATAACCTTTGACTTTCATTTTATTGCTCCTTGTTTATCTATGAGTCTATAGTATACAAAGAACAATTAATTGTCAATAGTGAACTCAATAGTCATACCAAATTGTCGAAGGTAGTGTTCATAATCATTGAAGTTTTTAGTCTCCATCTCAAGTCTGACTTCATTGCCACCGTCAAGCATATTTCCAGCATCAATTGCCTCTTTAAGACCACATCCTGAAACTTCCCTCATCTTTTTGATGAAAGCTACTCGATTGGTTTGGTTAGAATATTTCCCTTGTCCACCTGGTATAATTTTAACTAGGCACATTTTAGTATTAGGAATGGCTTTCCCAGATAGTGCCCGCATCAAAATCTCTGCTCGGACTCCCTCACCAAGTACATCCGAAATTTCACCCCATACCCGCTCACCCTCCTCTTTACCATATACATTGAATACTGTCGACATCAGATATTGAGTAGCATTCAACAGTTGATTTTGATTGGATTCGGAGAGGTCGTAAAATTTCATTTTTTATCCAGTAGGATTTTATTGATGGAATCGAGTACATCTTGAGTCATCAAAGCCATATTGTGTGCTCTGAGTTGACCTTCCAGATATACTTTAAACTCGATGACTTTTTCTACAACTACATCTGGATCATTAAATTGCTGTTGCATGGATTTCTTTCCAATAAGATTGTACAATTTTCATTTTGGGATTTGTTGCTGTGAGTTGAATCTGACCTTGTTTACTTACAAGTGGCCGCCAAATCTGTTCTGGAAGTACTGATAGATATACTTTACCGTCGTGCCATGGCATTACAATGGCTAGGTCACCTTCTTTACGATCCAGCCTACTTGATGTACTACCAATTGTTGCACTTAGATTTTTACCTTTACCATTCTTCATTGAAGTCATACGGACATATTTTACTTCAACTTTCGTGCCATCCTTTGCAGTCATGTCACTACCTTTTTGTACTCGACTTTCGTGTAGAATACAGTCAAGTACTTCTGATGCTACAATTTCACCAAGATTTCCTTTATGGATTAGTGCTTCATCAATAATGGCTTGGATTGTATTACCTACATTATTAGCTGAAATGTTACTATACAGATGCTGATATCGATGCATCAATGTGCCGTGGATGAATTTCTTTTCTGTTACATAAATCAACTCGGCAAGTTCATCTGCTGTTTTACTTTGGGATACTTTCTCAACTGATAATACTTCACCAAGTACAGAAACATCAAACATATCAATATCTTTAATCATCGATTGCAGATACTTCAACATCTGAGTCTTAGATGTAAATTTAGAAAGTTTCATGTTAAGCCCGAATAAAAGATTGAATTAAGGATTTTGCATCCCAAGAATTCTTACATACAACCTGACCCTTTGCCGGAAGATCCCGATACTGAGTCTGCCATTTTACCATCACAAATCGTTCTGAATATACCTTGATGACACCATCAAGTACACGGGATTTGCAGAATGTTACTGAGTAGAATGATTTACCCTTTGCATCAACTTCTTTTGAGAGTGATGCACCATAAACTTCATCCAAACCACCGAATTTGATGGTTTCCAATAATTCTTGAGCAACATCTTCCCGTGGACTTGTCATTTTATACTCCCAACTCTTCACGTTCTTCTTTGGACAATTTAGCTAGTGCATTTTGGCGAAGTTGATACTTACGTTGTGCTTCCTCTTGTTCCTGCTCTTTGTATCGTACATCCCACCCCAGTCCCTCTAAATTGGATTCATTTGTTGCGCCATATTCGAGACTGAATTCATATTCCTCTTTGTCACGATTATTGCGTTCTGTAACAACAAACCACCCACTTTGGACAGTGAGTTCAAAATCAACCTTGGTAGCACGTTCAAGCATGGCCATCAAGCGCTGAGGATAAGTGGCTTTCTGTTCAGCTTCATATGCAGCATTTTCAGCAGCTTCGCGGGCCAACCGTTGTTCTTTAGCTTCTCGTGCCATTTTGTTTCTCCTGTTAATCAATCTATGGGTTAATTATAACTCACAGGAGAAATAATGTCAATAGGTTACAGAAAATTAATCACTGCTAGAACTTGAGCTACCAGAATCACTTGATGAGTAAGAACTTGAGGAATCTGAGCTACTCCAAGAGGAACTAGAGTCTGAACCAAAATCGTATGACTTAGAAGGAGCAACATATGAGGAAACTTCTTCCTTTACTGTACTTACTTTATTAAAGTCAACAGGATCGATAGGTGCTTCAAATACGGGTGTATTGTAGATTGTGGTATCAGGTACAAAGATTGGGGCTGGTGCTGTACTTGGGTAATTGTAAACTGGATATCCAACTGCCGGAGTTTCTTTAATTCGTTCTACTTGGAGTGGTTTAGCTAGACTGTTGTCTCGTGCAGTCTGTAGTGCACTGTGAGCAGCCGCCAATTGTTGTTTGAGTGACTTTACTTCGGCTTCTAACTTCTTTGCTTTAACTTCAGCACACTCTGCACGAGACCGAAGTCCATCGATAACAACTTGCATCTTACTTTCTTTTACATAACCAAACATTTTATTTCCTTTAGTTTATCAAGTAAAAACATTATAACTCATGTACTATTAAAAGTCAATAGTAGACATGCATCTAATAATTTCTGGATGTACAGTTAGGGTATCTTTACTGTATACACGACAGTAATATTCATAGTGCTGATGTCCAACACCAGATCCGTCATAGTTATAGAAGTCTGCTCTGCTACAGTGACGCTCTCTAGCTAGTACATCAAGCCAATCTTCACGATCTACTCTAGATACACTACAATAAGCATTACTTGTCTTGATATAACCCATTTCTCTTAATTCTTTGGCAAAGATGACTGCAGCTAATCGATCACATTCTTTTGGACCCCAGTTGATTTGGTCCATTCTGATTTTAGTTTTGAAACTCATGATTTACTCGTGGATTGAAGGATTTTATTGGTTTCCTCAATAAATGCTTTATCTGCAGCTACCGTCACTGGATCTTCCCAAAGAAAATAGTGTGCAATTGGACTATGATCTTCACCTATCTGTTTCAACAACTTCTCTTGTTCGATGGTTTCTTGTAGCTTTGGAAAATCGCTAAGGAAAAATCGATAATCCCAAGAATAGCATTGGGTCTCTGGATAATCTAATTTACTCAATTTCCTATGACCATGACGTTTCCAGTGTGCTGAACAAACATCTTTCCATATTCCATCATATGCACCAAATCCACCAGTTCCAGTATGAGTAAATGTATTTCCAAATGGATCACTTCCAAATCCATCTAGAGTACTAGAATATCTTACCCAAACTCTACCATAAAACCCAGGATATCCCTTAGGTTTATCCAATTCTGCCCTCCAATTAGTAACACCATTGATTGGTCTATTGTGACTATTACTAACCGACCTTTGCTCCTCAATCTTCCATACCAAACCTAAAACAACTGGCTTTGATTTTTTATTCTTTCTTTGACTATAAAAGGTACATTCATAGTCCTCTAAACATTCGATGACCCAATGACCAAGTTCATCCAGAGATGTAGGTTCACCAAATTTAGCAAACAATTTATCTCGCTTTTCCATCATGAGTACTTCCTCAAAATATCCATTGTTTCTACAATCTTTTTGTATTCTGCAGTAGAAGTACCAAGACTGGGATTACGATCCAAGAAAAGGCTTAATGTACGGAGTGCTTTTCTTGCAACAAGGATATCGTATAGATGTTTGATCATTTTTAATACTCCAAAAACAAATGGGATAGTATCTCTCGATTACCATCCCATTATAAATGAGTACTAATTAATTGTCAATCGGTTTCTACAGCTTATGCAACCTAGAATGTGACGGTACAAATGCTAGCAAAAATTCCATTTGATCAGCAAGTACTCTACGGTTTTTCAGAATAAGTGATTCTGCATGACTTGGTTCATATGGAACATACAGAAGTGGCATATCTGCTTCTTGAGGAGTCATGTTGTCTTTATGACAATTACAAGCCTTACATGCAGTTACAACATTAGTCCAAATATCTTTACCACCACGACTACGAGGAATAATGTGATCACGTGAAAGTTTAGCTTCCATGAATTGCTTACCACAGTAGCCACATGTTCTCAAGTCACGTGCAAATAGATTTGCATTGTTCAATGTAACTTTGTCTTTACGCTTGAAGTGACCCTTTAGACAGATGATGGAAGATACACTTACTGATGACTGTAGTCCAGTCATACGAGAAATACCACCGTGTGCTAGAATGTCAGGTTCTCCGATTTCATAAGAGATTGAACCTTTGCACTTCAG